GAATGGTAATTGATAGCCACTTGACTATCAATAAGGTTTCTATCGTTCCTATTATTCACGTGCCTGCTATAGTGTGGCTTTACTGACTTGTTTTTTTAAGGTATCAAGTCAACCTCTTGATAACTGCTATCAAGTGCCTGTGTACGCAATCGTATATGACGACTTTTTTAATCCACTTTGGAATGGCTGTACAAGTAGCCGTGAGTTTTTACATCATTCTTGGATGGTTCTATCTTGACTAATGGTATCAAGTCCGGTTCGGTGTCCGGTTTACAGATGTGCTAATAATGGAACTTGTTTTAATGTCCTATCCCTTCGGACAACTGTATGATATATCATTTTTATGATATTTTCAAGTCATTTTTGTGATATTTTGTTAGTTCGTTAGTTTTGTATAGTTTTGGTGTGATTTTAATGTGAGTTGTTGTGAATATTTACCAATAGATTATAATGTGGTGGTAGATTATCCCATTTTTGAGTATGTTTTATGGTATAAAGTGGTGGATGTAAGCCTAAAAATGATTGATTTTGGTATAAAAGTGGAGAATAAAAACGATAATGGAATTATATCAAATAATAATATCAATACTATATCATATAGTTTTAAAAACTATATTAGTACGTTCAAAGGATCAGAAAAAGAATGTATAATATATATCTATTATCCACTGTTTTTACCTAACCCGGGTAGTTAAAACTAATTAGATGGGCTGGAAATGCAATAAACCTTATAGCTGATTCATCCACACACCAACTCAAAAATCTAACCCTTCCCAATATTCAAAATCCCAACAAAATCAAGCAAAATCCAAAATTTCACCCTTCAAACCACTTATCGTACCACATATCGTCAAATCCCACTAAAATCAAGCATTTCAGCCACTTCAACCCTCAAAAATTAAACTCCTATCTCATCAAAAATTCACCCATAATTTCAAAATTATCCTTATTTATAAGCACTTTTGCCGATAACGATTTTTCCATCAAAAGTCACACTCAAGAATCTCAACATATGGGGGTATTAAAACCTTCGCACAAATCACCTTTTAAATAGAGATATCCATATATAAAACAGCAATAAAAAAGGACTATAGCCAAAGCCATAGTCCAATAAACAAATATTCAACAATATACAACTAATATAAATAAATTTCAATTCTCTCAATATCATATTTTTCTTTCATATCCAATAAATAACGATCAGATATTTTTATTTTTTCACCTGCTGGTATTTTATTTGTTTTTATACTATAAGAAGTATTTATGCAAATTGGTTTATTATCGCTATTGTAATACAATATAGAGCATAATGCTAATTGATTACGATTTGAATTATTACTAAATATAATATCTCTATATTCAAAGTTTCCATTAGTATATGGATTAGATACGCTATACTCTATATCTATAGGATCGGCTCTATAAACATTGCTTAAGTTTATTCTTGTATATTCATCATATGATATTGGAATAATAATATACCTGTTAGAATTTACAACACCTCTAATTTCACCACTTCCAATATAAAATCCGTCTTTATCGTAACGTTTACATTTAATTCTAGCTTCAACAGTAATATCATTGTTATTTATTATCTTAATAGCATTAGTATTATTTCTATTAAAATCTTTGTTTTCAGGAATATCAATCAACTCATAACTTACATGATCTTTTAAAGCATCCTTAACAGTAACCTTACAAACATAATTTTTATCATTATATTTTGCGGTTATTTTAACAGAACCAGGTTTTAATGCTTCTATATGCCCATAATTAGTAACTTTCACAACATTTTTATTAGAAGAAGACCATCTGGCAGAATATATTTCAGTTTTCCCTTCATATATTTTCAAATTTTTTACTTCTCCAGCATACAAAGTAATTTTTGTATAATTCAATTTAACCTTCTTGGCAGCATAGGTATTTTGTGGTGCTAATTGAATAATGGTAATAGTCATTACAACACATAACACAAAACTAAATACCCTCTTTAATCTCTTTGATTTCTTCATAAATAAAAACCTCCTATATAAAATATTTGATTTAATTGTACTCTTATATAAAAAGAATTACAATAAGTATGTTTCAATATAAATGTTTTCATAAAATAAAATCTCACTAATATAATTCCTCAAAAATATTATATATCATTCTAACGTATTTAAAAGCCGAAATAAGGCTTTTTAATTTTTACCCCAACAAGTTTATCATAAAAGCAATAAAAAACATTTCTAGGGCTATTCTACGCTGTCAAAAATGCATCTACTTAAGTTACTCATTGTAGATTTTTACCAAAATTATTTTCAGTACAAAACATTATTTTATACATAATTGCCAAATTATACATCAGATAATGTGCGTAGCACAAGATGTAGTCCCTTGATAGGGACGGTCTTTTCGCAGCGTTAGCAAGAAAAGAACATCTCTAGGGTAGACATATATAAAATAAACCAATAAATAGCAATCCTAACAGAGAATAATATATTATCAATCAAGAAAGGAATTATATCATGAACAATACAAACAATATAACCAATTCAGAGACACCAAAGTACCTCAAACATAAAGAAAGTAATATATCCAAAGCAAAGAAGAAATCTAAGCATAAACATCAATATGAAGAATGTTTAATTCAATACAGATGGAATTTTAAAAGTAATGTATTTACACAAGAAGAAAAAGATAAAATTCACACATCATTGAGCAGTTACTGTGCCGTATGCGGAAAAATCAAAGGATATTTGCAAAACGGAAAATATCATACTGAGATTGAAGAATTACAAAAAGAAAGACAAAAATGGAAACCGTATTGGGTTGGAATACCAGACGAAGAAATATATGAAAGATATCATGATAAATTACCAGTATTCTTTGTAGAGGATTATTGGAAAGACAGCTATGTGAATTTGGATGAGAATAAAAAATAGAAAAGAGAATAATCATATATGTACACTTCATTGCCTACGGCGTTGTTGGTCAATCGCTTCTTACGAAGCTCATGCCCTTGTGTCCTGCTTACGCAGTCCACAAATATAAGAATTTTAATTTTAGAACTTTTATTATATCTTTTATAAGGGATAGCCCTAAAAACCCTTGATTTATAAGGCTTTTTTTTCAATTTTAGAACTTTTGCAAATTTGGCATATTTTTGCAAAAACTTCAAAAACCCTTAATTTATAAGGGAAAAATCCAAGAACTTATTTTTTGAAAATGGTGTTAAAATTTTATGCCAAGCCAAACGGCAGTTGGAGGGATTTTTGTCGTTAAGTGGAGAATATAGTTATATACAAGTATTTAGAAAGGAGATTTTATATTGGAATTTAATTGTAAAGTTAATATTGTAGATGCCATTATGGGTGCTGGTAAAACTCAGTCAATAATGAATTATATTAATCAATCAGATGAAGATGAGAAATTTTTGGTAATAACACCTTTCCTTGATGAAATAACCAGATATAGGACGTATTGTAATGGTAAGAATTTTAAAGCACCTACATTTTTAAAAGATGAAAAGGATGATAGGGGCAGTAAACTTAGAGATCTTAAGAGATTGATCGGCAATGGTAATAACATAGTGTCAACCCATGCTCTATTTCAAAAATTCGACAATGAACTGATTGATTTATGTAGAGCGCAAAATTATACGCTTATAATGGATGAAGTTGCAAATGTTATAGAAGAATATGATATTACCAAACAGGATTTTGAGATATTAAAAAATACATATGTTGAAATCAATCCTGATACAAAGCAGCTTACATGGAAAGATGAATATTCTGATTATCATGGTAAATTTGATAATGAAAAGCGTTTATGTGAGTTAGGAAGTCTTGTATGTTATGGAGACAACTTAATGGTATGGTTATTTCCTATAGAGACATTTAATTCATTTAGGAATATCTATATTCTTACATATTATTTTGATATGCAAATGCAGAAATATTACTATGACTATTATGGAGTTCAATATACATACTGGTCTGTTCAAGGCGATTCTATGGAAAATTATCATCTTATTCCATATAGCTCAAATATCAGATATACATCTTATGATTATAGTAAGCTAATTCATATTTGTGAGAATGAAAAATTAAATATGATTGGCGATAGAGATTCTGACTTGTCTTTTTCCTGGTATTCTCGAAATAAAAACAACGCATCAATGAAGATATTAAAAAAGAATATATATAATTTCTTCCATAATGTGCGAAATACAAATTCAAATGACTACATATGGACTACATTTAAAGAATACCAACAAATATTAAAAGGGAAAGGATATACAAAAGGATATCTATCATGTAATTGCAGAGCCACCAATGAATATCGAGACAGAACTTCTGTAGCATATCTTATAAATCGTTACCTCAATCCATTTATTAAAAATTTTTTCACAACAAATCATATTAGTGTAGACGAGAATGGTTATGCACTTTCTGAAATGCTTCAGTTTATATGGCGATCAGCTATTCGTGATGGCAAGGAAATTTGGGTATATATCCCAAGTATACGAATGCGAAATCTTCTAAAAAAATGGATCAAAGACAATTCACCACAAAATTCCTAATAAATAGAGAATAAACATATGTAACCAATTAACACAGCACTTAAAAGGAGCTGATTACAATGAATAAAATTTTAAAAATCAAAGGAGAACAATTAAATGAACAAAACAGTAACAATCGAATCAAAGAATCATAAGTACGCAAATACATACGGTGGGCTTATCTGTCAGTCCGATTTTTGTACTGACTATGAAGGAAGTAAAAATATTGCAGATAAAATCGCTTCTGCTTGGAGATTTGATAGATCATGTAACATGCAAATGAAAAATAGTATTAGAAGTTATAAAGAAAAGGTTACAAATAATAAAAATAACTGAGATACCATTTCTAGCTGAGAATTTATTATTCTGACAGTGCACAGAAAATTCTACACCATTCGGTGAACAAATACTCGCCTAAAAATTATAACTGAAAAATTTACACAACTGTATTAAAGGAGAATGGAATAACTATATGTGTAGTCTATGTAACAGATATGATGGTACGCACGATCCACGATGTCCTTACTATTCTCCTACTCGCCCAAGAATAACTTGCTGCTATTGCAACGAAGGAATTTATCAAGGCGAAAGGTATCTTGATAATGAACAAGGAGAATATATACATGAGGATTGCGTTGGATCTGCTGGAATTAATTGGATGATTAATTGGTTAGGATTTAGATATGAAACGGAGGAGAACGATGAATAAGATTATTAGAAAAATCAAGAAGATGTTCTGTAAATCTGGACAAGTATATAAGGTAAATATCAAAGACATTATTATATCAGAAGAATTCAGGGCTACTCACCCTAGATTCAAGAAAATGGTACAAAAACGTGAATTTTACCGTAAGAATAATATGTATGAGTCGCAGGTTATACTCAACAGAGATTTTATGCTGATAGATGGATATACTACATATTTGCTCTGTTTAGAGAATGGTGAAAAATATGTTGATGTTTATTTTATGGATTAGGAATAAATAGAAATTTCATTTGGAGAATATATAAGTGAAACATAATAAATAAAAGATAAAAGGAGGATTTATGGCTGGTACAGTTGAAAAAGAAACCAATTTTTATCTATATAAGATTATAGATAAAGACGAATTAGTGTATATTGGGAAGTCAACTAATATTGATAATAGAATTGAAGTTCATAGCGTTATAAATAATCATTTTGATAAAAACATGTATTTTACATGTAGAGGAGAAAGTATATCAAATTTAGTTATTTATATTGCCAACGTTCCTGACGAGTATCTTTTGTCAATATATGAAATAACATTAATTTCAAAATATAAACCACTATATAATAACAGCGACAAGTATGATACAAAACATCTATTAAAGTTACCACAAATAAATTGGTTTCCATATGTATCAAAAGAAAATTGTGAAGTAATTTATAACATGAAAACAGGCAAGATTATTGATCCTTGTTTAATAGATACACCATTAAAAAGATGGAATATTTTAAAAGATTTACATATGGAGGAAATTAAATGTTAGATACACAGATTAATATGTATTCGGTTGATACAGGTCATTTTTATAGCAATCATGAAAAATACTTACATCAAATGAACTGTAAATACAGACGTGAAAGAAATTATGTAAATAATATGCTTCCAAAATTAGAAGAAGAACTCGTAACGCAGGGTTACAACAAAGATGATTTTTCTGATTGGAAACGTTGTACCGTTGAAGACTACTATGAACAAGAAAATGATTCTGTAAAAGAATATATGAAGTGGTGTTTGATTATAAAACACAAAAGAGAGAAAGCAAATTTATCAAAAGAAAAACTTCTGAATCTTTTATCAAATAAGACAATTCAAAAAGAGAATCTATCGAATAAAATCGAGTATTGCAAATCGCATAATATTCCATATAATAAAAAAATCGAATTAAGAGAGTTAAGAAAAGATGAACTAAATGATAATAATATCATTTCAGTATTTGAATCTTCCCTTACACGTATTATTGGCATTAAAAAAGACGAACTAACAGACGCTCTTATTGTAGTTCAAGTTTATTATTTTGATGTATTTAAAGATTTATCTTTTTATGGGTTTATGTATAATGGCGAAAAATACAGATACTTTACATCTTCTGCTGGTCAAATCCGTAAGAAAAAAGCTGTTTTTATTAAAGAATCAGTATGGAATGAAGTTGAAAAGACAGTCATGTGTGGTCTTACTATTGATAAAATAAACTCAAAGGGTGGAAACAATGTTAATAAACATCTTGCGTATATGGCATTGGCGAATTCAGCTACTGACCAGTGGAATGATTTTGATATAGACAGATGTATTGTTGTAGATGATTTTGAGACGAATGTGCCAGGAGAATTTGATTTTATTGATGAGACTGATTATTCGATTGAGAGAAAAACTGGTACTGTTCCGATTACTCATACTGATGGAGCTGGCATGATATTACCAAGCGTAATGACGAAAAACACAATGTTTCGTGCTCCATGGGTGAAAGGTTTATTGGGAGTATTTGATTTTAAAAAGTTTATTGAAGTAAATAATTGCTCTCCTATTATCACAGATATTTATGGGCAAGATCATGATGTAATTGCTGAAGATATTAGAATAATTTTCACAAAAAGTCAATTTAAGATGTATAAGTTTTATGATTCATGGGATGAGTATAAGACATATTTTAAGCAATATCATTGTCAAGCTGGTAGATGTAACACTGAGGAAGATAGAATTAAAAATGCAAAAATCAATTATCAGATGTTGCAAACTCTCACAAATGTAACAGATGAAGAGATTGATTTACTTACAAAGAAGTCTGTGGAGCGAATCACAAATATCTGTAACTCTGTTGATACTATGAAAGATATTCTTGGAATTACACCTTATAATACAAATATGACAGCTTTTCAAAAAGCAGTAAAGATTTATCCTGCTCTACTCAACGATACATATGCAAAAGACGTGATCCGTGAAGTAAAGAATAGCCTTTTAAAAAAATATAGAAGTGGAAAACTTGAAATAAATGGAAAATATACTTTCTTACTTCCAGATTATTATGCAGCTTGTGAGTATTGGTTTGGACACATTGATACGCCTAAAGGATTGTTGGCAGACAAAGAGGTATTTTGTTGGTTATTTAAACAATATGATAAACTTGACTGTCTAAGAAGTCCTCACCTCTACAAAGAACATGCTATTCGTTTTAATGTAGCGAATAAAGTATATGAGGAACGAGTTGATAAAATCAGAGAATGGTTTACAACAAATGCGGTATATACAAGTACATATGACTTGATTAGTAAAATTCTTCAGTTTGATGTTGATGGAGATAAATCATTGGTAGTTGCTGATCCTGATTTTGTAAGAATCGCAGAACGTAATATGAATGGTGTTGTACCACTCTATTATAATATGCGTAAAGCAGAGCCAAGAATTTTGAATAATCAAAGTATTTATGAAGGATTAAATGCGGCATTTACAGGTGGAAACATCGGTGTTTATAGCAACAATATTTCAAAAATCTGGAATAATGATGTATTTATCAATGGAACAGATGAGGAAAAAGAACATGCAACTAATTGTGTCAAGCGTTTATGCTGTCAGAATAATTTTGTTATTGATTACGCTAAGACATTATACAAGCCTGAGTTTCCAGAAACAATTGGTGAAGAAATTAAAGAGTTTACCAATCAGAAACTTCCTGCATTCTTTGAATACGCTAAAGACAAGGAAAAATCACAAGTTGATGATAGAAATGATAGTTTTGTAAATAAACTCTACTATCGTATTCCTAATAAATCAATTAATACAAGAGGTATGAAACTTGGAGAATTAAAATATAAGGATATGATGAAAAATCCTGATATTGTATGTTCTAAAGAGGTATCTGATTTGTATGATGAATTGAACAAGAAGTACCGCTATATGGTCAATATGAAGGATGAATATATTGATAATCTTCATTATGTGGCTTGCTCTATTAGAAATCAATTTGCAGAGCTTGGATATTCGGAAGAAATGATTGCTGATATGCTCATTCAATATTTATATGGTGGGGAAAAACGTGCGAAACAATTGTTTTGGTTTTGTTATGGTCAGTATATTGTTACTAATTTAGAGAATAATCCAAATATCAAAAAGAAAAAGACTAAAATGATTCAATGTATTGATTGTGGTAAATGGATTGAAGTTGATTTTATGTCCAAGTCATGTAGATGTGAACTTTGTCAGCATGAATATCGAAAACAGCTTGATCGAGAAAGAAAAAGAAAAAACAAGTAAAATTCCGCATATCTTTAATGATATTTTGCACCCATTAGTAATGGACTATTTTTAAATGTTATTTTTCTAAATAGTCCATTCATTATGGACTTTCATTTGTGTCTATATGGAGAACAACATATCATATAGGCATAAGCCTAATTTACAAATTAAGATATGTTTCTATAAACGAATTCGTGCAGTTGGGAGGAATGATTATTTTTGACAATTACACAGGAAAAGATTATTAAAGAAATCGCAGAGAAGGAAGATATAAATGTAGCGACAGTCCGTAAAGTATTCAAAAGGGCAGAGAAATGTATATTCGCCTACCTATCTTCTACTACTCCCACTGATAATACAGTGGTAAAAATTTTAGATGGATTAAGTTTGGAATGTAAATATATTCCAGAAAAAGAAATCCATACATATGATAATATCCAATGTGAGGCAAAAATTTGGACGAAACCAAAAATAACTCGTTATTACAATAGAAAGCTAAATGGATATTTTGATTAAAACAATGAAATCAGCTTTTCTTGGCTGATAAAACAGAGAATATATAATTGTCGGAAGACATTAGAACAACGTCCTATACGGACGCAATATAACACAAATTAAATTCAGAACAGTGATTTAGATCTCGTATCATACTGAGGCAATAAAGTCCATAGAGACAATGTATGTGGTGCAAGCAGCCATAACTGCTAACTTTAATGTTAGGTTGGTAAACCTACGGATAATCAGCTTATTTGGTGAACTGATAAAATCTAAGAGATTCCATCGCTACTAATTCATTGGCGGTTCTGAACAATTCTAAAGATCATTTCTAAGATTGGTACATATTCATATTGTACTCCTCTTCTTATATGTATCGGTGACTGTGCTACAATTCTTGCAGTATGGTTGCCGATTATTCTTTTAATCTCTTATAGCTCAGTTGGTAGAGCATCGCACTGTTAATGCGAAAGTCGTAAGTCCGAGTCTTACTGGGAGAGCTTTTCTACTTTTGTAGGACTGGTTGGTTTCGGATCAGGAGATGCTAAATCTCAAAAATAAGCATGGCGACATGTATAAAGTGGTTCTTATCGTATTATAAGGCTGCGACTGTGAAATACAGTTTAACGGAAAACACATAAAATCTACGCCCAACCTTCTATTCAAGGACAACTGTTGGCGAATATGGTTGATTGGTGGGTGTCTTGAAATAGGCACTGTAGTAACACAGAAATGTGGGTATGATTTGTGTACTATTGGTGGGAATACCGCAAGTATAACCGCTGGTAGGATTTTGGTAATATCTCTTAAGTTGAAAAACAGGGATGGAATCAAAAAGCAAGGAGATCGCAATTCGAGCAGGATGGTGATGATTGGGCTGTACTCAAAAGGTACGGATGATCAAATGTACACCTCATCGTCCATAATAAGTACATGCTTTTGAAAGAAATCAAATTATTTTAGGTAAATAATATTTAAAAGAAAATTACAAAACAGCAAAAGTGTGTGCGACCGCAAAGAGAAAAACAACTTATTCACCTGTAATATGGTGACATATAGCACTCGCAAGGTGTTATATGAGAAAGTACAAGTACGTGCAATTCTAATAGGCTGCAACCTATGAATCTCGCAAGGAAGAATGTGCCGAAAGAAAATCTATAATACTTTGTGGTAAGAGTTTGCCGGTTATGTCAAAACTGGTGTTGTTGCTAACTACAAGTTAATCGCTTGTGTGATAAACTGTGTCCAACCACAGTAGATGTTAGTGTATTGAGTCAAATATCTCAGCTCATATTAAGCAATGATCTCATACTTCGGTATGGGATTTTTTATTTAGAGTGTGTAGCTCAGTTTGGCAGAGCACTCGACTTTTAATCGAGTTGTCGATGGGTTCAAATCCCTCCACGCTCACTCTCTTCTGCTATTCGGCAGGAAATAAATCAAGAAAGAAGTGAAAATTATTTTATTAATTAACAAAACAGAAGCCTTTGCAATGAGGAAACTTGTTGGAAATGAGAATGTAAAAAAAACTTATAGTGGTCATTCTAAATACTATCTGGTTGAGTCTTATCAGAATTTAAAGGCTTTAAGTAATTATAGAAAAAGTAAAATCGTTGGATAGAGACGAAATCTAAAATGAAAGGTGGTCGGAAACCATCGGTACAATGAAATTTTATGATACTAATGCTATTTTAAAACTACAGGACAAAATTTTTGAGGAAGATTTTATCATAAGTTCTGTAACATTACAAGAATTAGAGCATATTAAAGTATCTCGAAACAAAGATGATCATGTAAAGTATGAAGCACGAAAAGTTTTGCACCTACTTGATGATAATTCGGATAAATATGAAGTTGTTGTATATGACAACGCAATTGAAAATTACATACTTGAGAAAAATATGGAAATAACACCTGATACTAAAATAGTTGGTAGTTGTGCATTTGTAAATACAATGAAGGATGTTATTTTTATTACAGATGATATTGCTTGTAAAATGATTGCAAGTAAGATATTTAATCTTACTGTAAAAGGTGTAAATGATGAGCCAGTAGATGATTATAGTGGATTTATTGAGAAGACACTTTCAGAGTCAGAAATGGCTTATTTTTATGAACATTTGCAGGAAAATACCTATGGATTACTTGAAAATGAGTATCTTATCTTAAAAGATTCTAATAGTCATGCCGTTGATACTCTCGTTTGGCGAGAAGGAATGTACCAAAATATTAAATTCCCTAATATTAAATCAGATTATTTTGGCGTAGTTAAACCTCTTAATGGAGATATTTATCAGCAAATGGCTTTAAATAGTTTCTCTAATAATCAAATTACTATGATTAAAGGTTCTGCTGGTACAGGAAAATCATATCTTGCGGTTGGATATATGATGTGGTTACTCGAAAAACACAAGATTGATAAAATTGTGATTTTTGCCAACCCAACTCCTACTATGAATTCGGCTAAGATTGGATTTCTGCCAGGAACACAGCTAGATAAGCTCGTTGATTCAAGTATTGGTAATATGCTTGCTGGAAAACTTGGAGACAAGTTTATGATTGAACAGCTTGTGTCAAGAAACAAGCTTTCTATATTACCGATGTGTGATATTCGAGGATTTGATACAAGTGGTTTAAATTGTGCGGTCTATATTACAGAGGCGCAGAATTTAGATATATCACTCATGAAACTTGCATTACAGAGAATTGGAGAAGATTCAATCTGTATTATAGATGGCGACTATAACACTCAGGTCGATCTCAATCAATATGCAGGCAATAATAATGGTATGAGAAGAATGTCTGAGGTATTCAGAGGACATGATTTCTATGGAGAAATTGAATTACAGAACATCTACAGAAGTAAGATTGCTGCTGTAGCTGATGACATGTAAAATATTATGAAATTGGAGGCTAAATGCCTATGAATAAAGATTATTTACAGTTAGAGTTTGATAGTTTAGGAAATGAAGCAAATTATAAACTTGCAGATCCGACTCTTGTTGATTATTATAAGCGATTAAATAATCGTGAAATTCTCATCAATCAAGATATTGATGACGGAATTGTAGAATGGACTCAGGAAATAGTTGAATGGAATAGAGAAGACAAGGATATAGCAATTGCCGAAAGAAAGTCAATTAAGATTTGGATTAATTCAAATGGTGGTTCTCTTAATGCAATAAACGAGCTTATTAATATCTGTAATCTTTCTAAGACACCAGTTTATGCTATTGGAATGGGAAAATGTTACTCCGCAGGAGGGCTTTTGCTTATGGGTATCCCAAGGGGCAACAGATATATCCTGTCGTCTACCGAAGCACTTATTCATGATGGTTCTACAGGTAGTTACGGAGATACTGGCAAGGTACTTGATGATTTAGAGAGAACTAAGAAAATCGAGGAAGACACAAAACAGTTTATTTTAAGTCATACAAAGATTATTGAGAGTGAATATGATAAAAATTATCGTAAAAATTGGTGGCTAGACGCTAACGAGATTATTGAAAAAGGTGTAGCTGACCACATTATTACAGATATTGAGGAATTATTTTAAGGAGGGCGCACTGCTCTCCTATTTTATTGGAGAAAAAGGAGAAAATATGGTAGATAGTAAAATTAAGAAAGCAACTGTTAGTGCGGCTAAAAAGAATATCACAGCAAGTGGAGTAAGAATTGAAAATGGAACCTTCGTTGACGATGAAGGTTCTATTGTAGATCGTATTGCTGAGAAGTTACCAAAAGGTACAACTATCTTTGATATTAAAATCAGTATTGAGATTTCAGATGAAGAGTCTGAGTCTGCTGAATAGAGAGTAGGTGGATGTTATAATCGACTTACATAGATTAGAAAATGAAACAGATTTTGAATGGAAATTAAGATGTTGTCTTGCAAAGAAACGTAAAGAGACAGATATGGATTGGATTGAAATTCGAGATATGCTTGGATTGAACATTACACCAGATCAGCTTAGAAAACAGGCAGTCGGATATGAAGAATATGATAATTATATTCACAACTGCGAGGGTGCATCTGAAAGAATTTTATGTGTGTCAGATGTTCATATTCCGTTTAATTTACCTATTGATATTTTTACAAGCTATAAGGGAATTGTAGATACTTTAATAGTCAATGGTGATTTATTGGATTGTTTTTCATGTTCTGCATTTCCTAAAAAATTCAAAGTAAATCTTGATGAAGAACTTGTTTTAGGAAGACAGTATATTATTGATTTAATCAATCTGACTACACCTAAAAAGGTAATGTTTGTGATGGGAAATCATGAATACCGTATGCAAAGATACTGTTCTGATAGATTATCAAACGAATTACTTGGCATCATCCCAACAGATCCGCTAGGAATGATTGTAGACGATGGATTCAAAGTTAATGATGAAAGAAATAAAACCCAGACACAATACTCTTCTATTCGTGAAGTGTTTGAAGATTCAAATATTGAAATCGTTTATGATAAAGAATGGTGGATAAAAGAAGGTAATGTAATTTTCTGTCACCCATTAAATTATTCATCTGGTATGTTAAAAACAACAGAAAAGGCAGTCAATTATTTCTTGCGTGTAGATCGCACATTTACTGGAATCGTAATGGCTCATACCCATAAAGTAGGAAGTTTTACTCAAGGTGGAATAAAAATGTATGAGCAAGGTTGTGTGTGTGATTTGGATAAGCTGGATTATAACAACGGTAAACTTATAATTCCAAATCAGAACGGGTTTATGTATCTTGCATTGGATTCAAATGGTGACATTATTGATTCCAAGACAAGAATTATTACTAATTTCATGACAAAGTAGACCAAGTACGAGTGACTTGGCTTTTATATTATGCATAAGTAACTATGAAAATTGGGCTAATTTTCTACTTTTAATTAGTCCGATTGTATAGAAATTGTGATGTTACTGTCACAATTGTAAGTTATGAGGGAGTGTACTCAAATGAGACGCTACCCTCTTTTTGTATTAAAAAAATAAATAATTGAGAAAAAAGGAGAAAATTAAAATGACAAAGAACGAGGTATTAAAGGCAGTAGTAAATAAAGTTGAGGGAGCTTCACAGAAGGATATCGCAGTTATTCTTGATGCTTTTGCTGATGTAATCACAGAGACATTAACAGCAAATCACGCAGAATCAGTTGCAGTTGGAAAACTTGGAAAGTTTAAGGTTAAGACAGTTCCAGAGCGTAGAGGAAAAATTATGATGGGCAATCGCAAAGGTGAGGAGTATGTAACTCCACAGCATGATGAGATTTGCTTTAAGATGTCAAAGTCTGCAAAACAGCTCTAATTCTAAGGTGGTGAAAATATATTGAAAACATTTGGTTTTACAGATACAAATGATTTTGCTGAATTTTTAGCAGATACTTTTGACAAGCTGGATGTTTGTACAAGAGATTATGACGATGATTGTTCAGAAATTGTAGTTGTGGCTAAATATGATGTGATGAAAGATGTTCTTAATTCTGTTATTAAGAATACGAATTTTAAACTTGCTTCTTGTAACGATTTGAATGATCCTTATTGTGACGGTTATGATGATGCATTTATTCTTAGTATTGATTCTGAAATGAATGTATGTGTTCGGGCTGCCAAGTATGAGGGAAGTGATACTTATATCAATATGGATGAGACAGACATTGTATTTATTCATGGAGATGTAAGTTCAGCTTTTGTCAAGGACAATAAAGATTCTGGATGCATTATTCATGAATTCAACATTGGTGAGGACGCTGAAGATGTAGACGATGATTGTGATGATAATTGTAAGAATTGCAGTTGCAGTGACGTAAGTGATGATTCTCATAAAAATATTACATTTGATAAAGATGAAAACGGAAATATTCACGGATTTACTTCTGTTAAAAGTGATGTTAATGGATATGAAAAGCGTGAATTTTATTCTAGTAAGCCGATTGATTTAAGTGATTTTGACGAATATAATTCGGTTGGAAGATTATTTGATTTGCTTGATTTTATTTTTTAAATTTTTGGAGTGTGTGGTTTATACTGCACACTCTTTTTGTTATGGGCAGGTCGTATAGCGGCAATTACTCCCGACTGTAAATCGGGTGCTTCGGCTTCGTTGGTTCGAGTCCAACCCTGCCCACTAATTATATTAAATATTTATAATAGCGATTTAGTTAAGTAACTACTATCTCGTTATTTTGTTATGAAAGGAAGTGATTTAGTGGCACATGTAACAAGGGTAAAATATTTTACCAAGGATAAGGAGAAATTCATAAATCCTGATAACTTGAAGAAATATAAGAAATATCTCCAATCAAATATTATTAAAAATCAGGATGTTAAAGACACCACATATAAAAGATATGAAGGATTGTTTCGTCATTTTCTTATGTGGTTAGGCGAAAACTATGGTGATTTAGATTTATATTCAGATGAGTTTATGGAAAATGCCGTTGATATTATGGAGAACTATATTATGTTTTGTCAGGAAACACTTCTGAATCATAAAAAGATTATTAACATGAAAATCTCTGCCGTTAGTTCATTCTATATTTGGTCTATGAAGCGTGGCTTCGTTAAGTATCATCCTTTTGACGGTAAACTTGATAGAATGAAGAAAGCTAATGAGGAACATATTTTGAACTCTTACTTCCTTACAGAAGAACAAGTTCAGACAATCCGTAGAGAATTATCTGAAAATGATAAGTATTCAATTCAGGATCAAATTTTATTTGAGGTAAGTTTTGACTCAGCAAATAGAATTGGTGCGTTGTTAAGGTTGCAACTATCTAAACTTGATTTAGAGAATAACATGTTTGTAGATATAAGGGAGAAGGAAGGATACCATACACAGGTGGTTTTCGGGGATGTTGCAAAAGAACTTATTCAAGAATGGCTTGAAATGCGAAAGAATGATTATGACCACTTGGAATGTGATTCATTGTTAATTACAAAATACAATGGAGAATATAAACCTATGGGTGACAGTGCAATCAGAGATAGAATGAAGAAATATGGCGAAATTATTGGAATTTCTGACTATAGACCTCATTGCCAGCGTAAGACTAGACTAAATCTTGTATATGAGGAAACTGGTGATTTAGCATTAGCAGCCGAGCTTGCCAATCATCGATCCACTGAAACAACTAGAGAATTTTACTGCCGCAAGCAGACAAAAGCAGAGGTTATGAATAAAATCAATGCTCTAAGAAGCAAAAATTCTAATGTTACTGACGAAGAGAATAAATAATCCTTCCGAAACCGCTCAGATGTATGTAATTCGTGAAGACACTGAGGATTCCGATGAAGCTTTCGTCTAACATCAACAATTTAATTTGAACAAGAAAGCATAGTAACGTGATATTTGAGCCGAGAGGTGACGACAATGTAGAGAACAAATAAAAGAACCCTTAAGTTGGCAACAAAACAGAGAATATAAAAGTATCATATCTTGGCATTTGCTATTCATGTAGCATTGTAAGACCTATTTCTTTCTTACCGACATCTAGGAGTATCGGTATCTCTCAGCCTTCAGAAATGAGAAGATGTTCGTGCTTCTCTGCGTTAATGAGAACCTTAATTGACGAATAAGAGTCATTAAACCTTATCAAGTTGTTTTTGCTCCGAAGACTGAAAATATGCGGAGAATAATATGGTAAACGGTTACTCATACACATATCATGCATTTGACGTGTAAGATACACGAGTTAGGAATGAGAATAATTGGAAGCATGAATTAGGTTGCTGATAAGCGACCATATTCTAAAAAACTGGATGTGTACAGTCCAATATCAGCTAGTTAGTGCTTTATGCTGATTTTACATATCAGAGAATTTTCAATATTCTCTTTGTCGGTTGGCTGGTAATCAATCGGCAGTAGATCTTACCAATCTATACAATACAGAGAGGTCGCTCCTCTCCTTGTTGTTGGGGTATCGCCAAGCGGTAAGGCACAGGAATTTGACTCCTGTATTCGTAGGTTCGAATCCTACTACCTCAGTTAGATTAAAAGGAAAACGAAAAATAAAAGAAAGGAGTATTTCATGACTAAGAAATTAGATATTATAGAAAACCAGATTAAATTAGGTCAAGTTAAAACTATAACATCAAATGGTGGCACATTTATTGATTTTGTTCAGTTGCTATTCTCTCCTACCACTAAGGCTCAGTTTGCCCCAAGTGATAATTTGAAGGAAATTATTTTTTCTGTAACGGATAATAACTTGGATTTGCCACAATTAGAATGTAATATGTCGAAAGATACTTTACGTGATCTTATTATAAGTTTGAAAACTATATACAATGAATTGGAGGAAGAAAATAAATGAAATTAAATGTCAAGAAAATAATCGAAGATAATATTATTACTGTAGATATTTCAGTTGCCTCATTAGGTACATCTACAAGTACAGTTGATGAGGAAAAATCATTATTGGCAGATTTCCCAAGAAGTGTTCGCTTTTCTGATATAAATTTTAAAGCAAATGTAAAACTGGATGAAAATGGTGATCCAATTGTAACAGATGAAGAAGCTAATGATTCCACAATTGTTTCTGTTGAGTTAAAGAAAATTATCAACAAAGAATATCCTATAAACGATGAGATGAATATTGTTATGCCATTTGATGTTACAAAGATTGCTACTACTGAAACAAATACATTACTTGACACGGTAGAAAAAGTTGGCAAAGCGTATGCTACTGTATTTGCAACAAAAGTACAAGCTGAAATTGCAAAGAAACTTGCAGAAGTCAGAAGCTTAAATACTAAGTTTGAAGGTGAAACAGAAGTTATTCTGTAAAAATAATGGGTGGTACTCTTCCACCCTATTACCTGGATATAGGACAATTTGGTAGTCCGCTAGTTTTGGGAACTAGACGTTGTAGGTTCGAGTCCTGCTATCCAGATTTTGTGCGGTAAGCCTGATGTGAAGAATCTAATGCTTGGATGCATACAATAAGTTTAGATCTGTAGGCTCATCACCTACTACCGCCCTAGCCCACAAGCATTTGCGGATGGCAGTTATACCAATGTATATCATGCGTGGTAATTATTGGTTTGTGAAAGCTCGCAGTTTGAGGACTGAATGAGAAAGGTATTGAATTGAATAAAAATTTATACACCGACCTCTCTTTCTATTGGTCGGTTTTATTTATGTCTAAAATCGACCAAAAATTATTAAGGAGGTAATAAAATACTATGAGTTTAATTTGCAGTAAATATGGTGAACATGGGAACACTATTGTATGTGAATTTGTATGCGACAGTGTTGACGAATTATTATCAGATGCACCCACAACAACAAAGATGGGTTCTGGAAATTTTGCAGAATTTCAGCATTATGCAAATATAGGAAGTACAGCAACAGTAAATTCAGATAATGGTGTACTTGTATATATGCTATTTTCTGAGGGTTGGAAACAATTATAGAAAGGAGAAGTGGCTAAATGGATGTAGTAAGCTACGCATTAAGTAAGAAAGTAGCCGCTTCTGCTGTAAGTGGCGTAAAATCTATGTCTGTTAGTGGACAGACATTAACAATAAATACAAAAGACAGTGGCGTTTTAACAATGACATTTCCTGTTCCTAAAAACGGTGTTTCTGTTACAAACATTGATGTAGATGCAAAGAATCAGATTGTATTTACTATGTCTGATGGAACAAAAATTACAAGTGGTGTTATTCCTACTGTCAAGGGAGATAAAGGCGAAAAAGGTGACGCTTTTACATATGATGATTTTACAGAGGAACAGTTAGAATCATTAAAAGGTCAAAGCGGTTCTGACGGAAAACCAGGTAAGGACGCAGTATCTCCTACAATTACAGAGAATACAGACAACACGGATAAGATTTATAAGTTAGATGTGACCACAGCAGATGGTACATTTACAACACCTAACCTTCGTGGTAAAGATGGTTCAGGTTCTTCTACAGGCGAAGAGAATGTTATTGAATCTATAAAGGTTAATGGTGTCGTACAGTCTGTTGCAGAGGATAAATCAGTAGATATTACTGTGCCTTCTATAGAAGGATTGGCTAAATCAGAAGACCTTGCAACAGTTGCCAAAAGTGGTTCGTATAATGATTTAACTGATACACCAAGTATTCCAAATGAATATGATGATACAGCATTAAAAAATCGTGTAGTCACCATAGAAACAAATATTGGTGATATGAGTACTATCAAAATAAAATCTGTAAGCGATCTTGTATCTGCAATTAATGCGCTTCATGATTCTTTTATGAGCGGTATTAGTTATGCTGACAAGAAACTTACTATCGCATATAGAAATGGTGGAAAGGTTGAAGTAGATCTATCTCCAATTATTACAGATACAGAAATTTCTGAATTAGAGAACGTAGATGATACGGGTGTTGTTGATAAACAGGTATTAGCATATGATGCTACTTCGTCAAAATATAAACCTATTTCTATTGATTTGGTTTCTGTATTACAGGATAGCAAAGCTTATACTGATACACAGATTAGTAAAATCAATTCTATGGATGCATATGCTGTAGATGAGAAGCCTACTTATTCTGGCGCTACAATTACATATAAGAAAAATGGTGAAACTCTTACTACAGAAAATAGCGACATTTGGTTTTATTATACTGTCAATAACATGAATTATCAGACTTTATTTATTGATGGCGTTGAGTTCACTATTTCTGTTGATGGCGATATTAATTTTAAAGATTTTGTATCTAAATCTAATGACATCACAAGCACTTATACTGGTGAAGAAGCTGACAAGACTAAAGTAACAACTATTGGAGCATTAGATGCTTTATATACTATTATCTCTACTGCTATTGGGAAAAAAGTCAATACGGTAGATATTGTAAATAATCTTGAAAGTGATTCTATTGATAAACCTTTGTCTGCCTATCAAGGTAAAGTATTAGATAGTAAGATTTCTGAAAATGCTAATAATATTAAAGAACTTAATAGTGATAAGGTTGATAAGATTGAAGGTAAAGGATTATCTTCTAATGATTATACAAGTGAAGAAAAGACTAAACTTGGTGGTGTGGGAACTTCACAGGGAAGAAATCTAATCCCGTATCCTTTAACAAATAGAACTACAAATGGAATAACATATACAGTTCAGTCAGATGGTTCAGTTTTAGCAAATGGAACTGCATCTGCGGAGAATAATGCTTATTATAATTTTGCATATAAGACATTAAAACTTGGTGATACCTCTTATACTCTTAGTTGTGAAGGACTTCCAAAAAGTGTGTATGTATATGTGTATGATGAAACTATTGGTAAAGCGATTGCAAATGTGTCTGATACACCAGTGTCAAAGACTTTTGTTGGTGACTCAACACATACATATTCTTTATCAATTAATGTCGGTAAAGGTACTCCTGTTTCTGATTTAGCAATAAAGCCAATACTTGAAATGGGAACAATCGCTCATGCCTATGAACCTATTTCAGAGAGCAATGTAAATCTGAAAGATGCAATTGACAAAATTTCAACTTCACAAGGTAGAAATCTAATATCCTATCCATATTATAATGGAACAAGTTTTGAATCAAATGGAGTTACCTATACAGTGAATGAAGTTGATGGTACTATCACTGTCAATGGTACAGCTACAAAAGAATCTGATTTCAGATTGATAAGTCCATATGATACTTCTGATAGAAAAATACTTGAACTTGGACAGACTTATACATTGTCAGATGGCGTGAATCAACCTAATACCAGTGGCTATCAAGCACCTGTTTATTTCCAGTTTGTAAGAATTGATACGACAAAGAATGATTTTAATTATGGTATCAGCACAAATTATGGAGATATGACTTGGACTGCAAGTGATGCTAATTTGTTACAGTATGGTATTAGAATTGTTGTCAGAAATGGTGTTACTGTTGATAATGTAGTATTGAAACCAATGCTTGAAATTGGTGCTATTGCACATAGTTATGAACCAACTACGGAAAGTAATGTAAATTTAAAGAAGTCCATCGAAACAAAAGCTGCAATCAATGATACATCTACTACTTCTACCACAGAAACATGGAGTGCAAAGAAGATAAATGAAAAAACAGCGTATAATTTTGACAATAGAATTATTTTATCTGTATCTAGGAGTTCAGGCACATATACTGATACGGCTAGATTAAACAGTAATACTGGGGCATATCTTTATTGGTCATCCGTTGCAGGACAAGAGAAATATTCTGTTGGTGTGATTTTATATGTTTATAATGATTGGCTTGTCATTCCTATAAAAGAAACTGATGGTGGAACATATATTAATTTTTCTATTAAAGATAGCGTTTTAACAATGGAAAAAAATAACACAACATTCCCTTGTGCTGGTGGAGTTATTGCTTTAGGTACTGATATTTAAAAATTATAGCAGTTGAGTAGTTATTGCTACTCTTCTGCTTGTTGGTAAGAAAGAGCTGTTTCAAGTGATTTTGGATGGCTCTTTTTGTTATGTAGTATTGGCAGAGTTGGTATTGCACCTGATTGCTAATCAGAGATCATCGTTTATTCGGTGCATAGGTTCGAGTCCTATATACTACGCTCATGCCGTGTGTCCGATTGGTCGAGGGTGCTGTCTTGAAAACAGTCTGGATGTAAAAGTCTTTGGGGTTCGAATCCCTAACACGGCGTTCTAAATAAATTGCACTTTCATTGGAAATTTAATATTGGAAATTATGAGAAGTCATTTCGTATGAAGTGGCTCTTTTTATGTTGTGATGAAATTTAAAAAGAGAATAAATATATAGTCAACTATGAGAGGATTGTTACTGTTTCGATTGCAGGTAGTTGGATTATGGCAGTAGACATAAGAACTGATCATTCTTGTGTATGTGGGTTTTACACCTAACCTCCCCACTTCTACTGCTATTTTTAGTTGTTGTTTGAGGTTAGGACGAAAGGTTATAGGTGATTTTTAGGGGATATACACATGGTACTACTGTTGATTCGAAAACAAGAATATGTACTAAATGTAATACAGAATATCCAAACACAAATGAATATTTTTCTTATGCAAATAAAAGAAAAGGTACTTTAAGTGCTGTATGTAAAACGTGTCAAGCAAAAATCAATAAAGAAAAACGATTGAAAATAATAGAACAGAATAAGGGTAAAGACTTATTTTATAATGGTACTCGTCATTGTAAAAACTGTGGTCGAGATTTACCAAATAATAAATTATATTTTCCAATTGACTTAGCTTGTCTTGATGGTTTAAGAAGTGTTTGTCGAGAATGTAGTAAAAAAGAAGTTGGTTTTCTTGATCCTAATTATACTGTTCCTGAAAAATGGTCAGATGAAGATAATAAGTTAATTTTAGAAAACTATCATGATTATACTGGTAAAGAATTAAAAGAAAAATTCTTTCCAAATAGAACTGTCAGAGCGATAGAATGTTATGCTGATTGGCTTGGAATTAATTGGAAAACGGAAGAAACATATAGAAGAAGTAGAGAATTTCAAGCAAAAATAGTTTCTGAAAAACTTAAAGGTCGTGATTTAGGTCAAGAATGGCGTGATAAAATTTCCGCAACAAAGAAAGAATATTATAAAATGCATGATAGTTGGTGGAAAGGTCGTAAACGCTCGCCAGAACAGTGCAAACAAATAAGTGAAAGAATGAAAGGTAAATGGGCTGGTGACAAGAATCCACGACATATTAATCCTTTAAATGGAGAACTTAATGGTCGTTGGAAAGGCGGTATCTTACCGACATACACGGAACTTCGTTCTGATACAAAAGATTGGTTTAATGAATCAATGGAATTTTGTAATTATAAATGTGTAATTACTGGTGGAGAATTCGATAATGTACATCATACTACCGCTTTTAGAGATATTGTTGATGAAGTTTTTAAGTTGACTGGTATAGAAGTCAAACAACAAGTATGTGATTATACAGATGAAGAATTTCAACGATTAAGAGATGAATTAAAAGATTTACACATCATATATGGATATGGTGCTTGTATAAATAAAGACGTACATAAACTATTTCATGATAATTATGGATATACCAAATTCTCTCCGTATGATTTCTTAGATTTTGTATATAGAATTGATATTGGGGAATTTGACGAATGGTTTAAGAAAAACAATTTACAAATAAATATCAACTACGATTATGTAGAATATTTGGAAAGCACTCTTACTGTTATTGCAGAGAGTGCTTAATTTATTAGAATAAAAGGAGGTGGCTGTTAATTGGCTACAAAAAAAAGCACTACGCAACCAGTTAAATTAACGGCTGCTGAAGCTAGAGAAAAAGTTGAAGAATTACAGTACAAGCTTGATAAATATGCAGGTACTGCTCACTGCCCTATGTGTAATAAACATAAGGATATAGAAACAAAATTTTATTATGATACAGATCCTTTACTTGGTGGAAAAAGTTTTTCGAGAATCTGTCGTGATTGTGCCCGTAAAATTGCATTACGAGTTGACGAACGAGGCGAAGAACATGAGCCAACGAAAGAGAGCGTACAGAAAGCATTATATTATCTTAACAAACCTTTTCTTGAAACTGTATGGAATGCAAGCATTCAAGAATCTGAAAATATGGTTACAGGAAAAGGTAAGGAAAACGTCTGGACTTCATATATTAAAAATATCAGTATGAAAAATTATGTTGGTATGGGATACATGGATTCCGACATGTTCAAAGAGAAAATAGTTTACAAAGATGAAGAAGTTACACAAGAGAATAAAGAAGACGAATTATCTGAAGATGTCGTTGAAATGTATAAAAAGAATAAACGAACAGTTCTTAGATTTTTAGGTTATGATCCTTTTGAAAATGAACCAATTTCAGAACAGCCTATTCTCTACTCTAAGCTTGTTGGATATTTTGATGAGTCTGTAAAAGATGACGGATTGAAGCTTGAAGCCGTAATTGAAATTGTGCAAAGTTTTAAGGATGTAAAAACAATCAATGATACTATTTCACAATACAAAAAACAACTTGGTAGTAATCCAGGTGTTATATCAACAATTAAATCTTTAGCTGAAACAAAACAAAAAATGATATCTTCTGCCCTTGCACTAGCAAAGGACAATGGAATATCTGAAAATAATAACAATAGAAAAAGTAAAGGTGCTGGTACTCTTACTGGTATCATAAAAGAATTACAAGAAATGGATTTAGATGGTTCTGAGGTAAATACATTCGATTATGAAACTAATATGGCAATCGAAGATATTATGACAAGAAATCATCAGAACCAATTAAAACAGTTAAATCCTGATGAAAACGATTGGGAAAAAGAAGTTATTCATCAAAAAGGATTGTTATTTAATCTTCAAAAAGAAAGAGATAATGCAGTTGAATTTAGTAGGTTATTGAAAAAGGAAAATAAAGACCTTAAAGATTTCTTATTTGAAAAAGGTCTTATAGATGAGAAAGGGCAAGTAATCGAAGATGGCTGATGATAAAATTGTCCTGATGGGTGATTCTATAAATGAATTTACTCCAAAGAATTTTACTTTTTTCAAAAAACCTACTTATTATGATATGTCTGAATTAAAGTTAGAGGGTTTGAAAAAATTCTCTGAAATAATTCAGTGGGGGCGCAGAAACCCAGTAAAATTCTGTGAAAGATTTTTCGGTATCGAATTTCTTGACTATCAGAAATATGTATTTATGATGTCATGGATTACGCCAAATGTTGTTTGGTGTATGAGTCGTAATGCAGGAAAAACTACACTTGGTAGTCCATTCCTAATGGCTAAAACAATGCTCCTGCCCAAATTTGAAGGATACATTTTGAGTTCGACAGGCTCACAAAGTATAGGTATGATGAAGAAGATTGAATCTATTGCAAAAAAAGAAATCGCTTCATTTACTGGTTTGACAGATGTATTTCTAAACGAACTTGTTAAAAGTTCAAATAGCGAGGGCTTTCGGCATGATCCAGCATCTTACTCCTTTAAACTTTATTCAGGATCGAGTTTGGCTACGGTCAACTCAAATTTTGATGGATCTCGTGGTCGAAGAAGCCGACTTAATTTCTATGATGAAGCATCGTATGTATCTGAAGATATGTTCGCTGCCACTCTTCCATTCGTCACTCAGAACAGTGACTTCGCTCTTGGTGGTGATGTTGATGTAACATTACTTCCACCAAATTTCCCAAATCAAGTTGTATGTGCAAGTTCAGCAGGTTCTATGGATGATGTTTTCTATAAAAGATATAAAGAAGCTGCAATGCACTCTATGGCAGGTGATAAGAATTATTTTTGCGCAGATATAGATTGTGAAGTAATTCTTCATGCAACTTATAATGGAAAAGTATATCCTGTTCCACTACTTACTCAAGCAAAGATTGATTCAGAAATGAAGATGAATCCAACTAAGGCTACCCGTGAGTATATGAATAAATTCGATTCAGATCTTGGCGATGATATTGCCGTTAAGAAATCACAGGTACTTAGAAATAGTGTCGTCAGACCACCAATGCTTATCAATGATGATAATTCTCTTATGATTATCTGCTTTGATCCCGCCAAAAAAAGAGATAACAGCTTTGTATTAGTTGGCAAATTACATAGGGATGATAAACGTGGTTGGTTATTAGATGTTGTAAATGGTATCAATTTGATTGATAAAGAAACACAAAAACCACTTACTACACCTGAACAGGTAATGATGCTTCAAGATATCATAGTCAGGTATAACGGATACGGTGTTCCTGATTATAAAAATATTCATGGAGTATACATTGACGCAGGTTCTGGCGGTGGAGCTACCCAGATATGTGATCTACTTTTTGATAATTTCTATGAAGCAAAACATAAAGGCGAAAAAGACTATGAACATCATGGATTGATTGATGCGAATTATGATTATGCTGTTCCATATGTAAAAAGATATCCAGACGCTATTGATATTATTCGTATGCGTGAACCAGCTAAATATAAGGCAATTATGTATTCACAGTTATGCGAGATGATTGACCAGGACTTGATTAGTTTTACTGCCGAGTATGATTATCATGGAAATCTTACTATGCTTGAAGAAGAAAATGGTGAAGTTGTCGAAAAAAATTATAAATTATCTCTTGAAGAAGAGATTGGTCTTAAACAGCTTGATGCGATGAAGGAAGAATTAACTCACATGTACAAGTATAAATCTTCTAATGGAAATATTAGATATGATCTTGCTCCTGGTTTTGAGAACATTCTTCATGATGATAGATCGTACTGCCTCGCTTTAATGGGACACGCCTTATTTACATTAAGAAGTCAAGATCAAGTAAGACAAAGAAGACCAAGGGAAAAAGGTCAAACAATTGTCAACAAACTCCCTATCCGTCAATCAAAACGATTCAGTCTATACAATTAAAAAGGAGGTGTGCTATCAAACATGGCGCAAACAAAAAGTAAGGTGTCAAGCACACCTACTCGTACTGCCGCAGAAATTAAAGAGTGGTATGAGAAAAATGAAAAAAATATATCAAATTTTGCAAAGGCACAAAATGCCTTGAAGCAGTTGGTAGATCCAACAAAATCTACAACAAGAACTTATTCAACCTTTGATAAAACAAAACTTCGTACATATATGAAGAATCCACCAGCTCAGTATAAAAACTTACGAAATCTGAGTAGGTATCTTTATTATCGAAGTAGTGTTTATAGAAGGTTAGTTTGGTTCAATGCCACAATGATTGATACAAATGCTCGTGCAGTAATTCCAATCATTGATATTAATAAGGGTGGAGATAAAGCAAATGTACTAAAAAGTTACTATGATACATTGTCTGTATTAAATAATATGAATTTAGCACTTGAATTTCTCAAAGCATATATAATTGCTTGGCGAGAAGATGTATTTTTCGGAATGGCTTTTTATGATGATACAGGATATTTTATATTACCAGTTGATCCAGACTATGCAAAAGTAAATGGTGCTTATATGACAGGTGACTTATCTTATGTAATGGATATGTCGTATTATTCAAGGCATGAGGATATGGTCGAATGGATTGGAGAGCCACTTACCTCCATGTATCGTCAGTATCAAAGTAATTCAACGGAAAATCGTTGGCAACAAATGCCAGATGAATACTGTGTGTGTTTCAAAGTGAATATAGATGATTATGAAATTCCACTTCCACCTTATATGAATCTATTCAATTCTCTTATCAACCTTGCTGATCTTGAAGATATTCAAGCGGTGGCTGATGAAGCAAATATATATAAACTGGTTACTGCTACTATCCCATTGTCAAATGACCAAGATGGTGTAGACCAATTTTTAGTAGATCCAGATACTGCTATAGAATATTATAATAAATTTGTTGATTCATTACCTGATTATATAGCTGCTGCTATTACACCTATTCCATTAGATGTACTTACATTTGGTGATGATCAAGCAACAGATGTTAATAAAATTGAGAATGCTACAAAGACAGTATTCAATACTTCTGGTGGTGCACAGTTACTAAACTCAAGTTCTATCTCAGGAACTACTGCTTGGCAGGGAGCAATTAAATTCGATGAGAAATATGCAACATCTTCTCTTCTGCCACAGACACAGGCATATCTAAATAGATTTTTATCTTATCAAGTTTCTAATCCAGCAAAAGTTAAAATGCTAGAAACGTCCCCATATACAAAGAGTACATTAAAGAAAGAAATGCTTGAGGATGCAACTTATGGTCTTCCTACTGCATTAGTTGTAAATAATTTAAATGGATTTAATGAATTGGAGACACTAAGCATGAATTTCCTATTGCATGATACATTGGATATTACATCTTCTTTCGTTCCACTTCAGTCGAGTCACACCCAATCTTCTTCGGATAATCAAGGTGGCGGTCAAACCAAGGATATTGGTGGAGCTGATTCTATTACAGACGATGGGGAAGCTTCACAGGATAAGAGAGATCAGAGTAATGGATAAGGAGAAAAAGGATGAATGACAAAAAACTAATTTGTACGGCAGATAAAAATACTGCTTCTGCTTTACGCAAATCTGGTTTCAGAGAAATGAAAACAGGTAATAAAAACATCTACACGTTTCTGAATAATACAACATTAAAATTTTCAGAAGGTGTTGATATAAACAAAATCAAGTATAGCAATATGCTTACATTCTAGTTGTCCTCTTTGGGCAACTTTTATTTTGTAAAAATTCAGAAAGGAGGAGACATGGATAAAAAACATACTTCGCTAAAATTTAAGGCAAAGGTCACACCTATTGAAAAAATCAATGATGAATTCACATTATGCAAGTGTTATGTACAGGGTGTTGGAAAGAATAGAAATTTTTCTTATATGAGCAAAGAAAATATTCAGAGATGTTTACCAACTCTATCATACGCACCTGTTGTTGGTCATTTAATTGACAAGTTAGATGAAGATGGAAATCCAACTGGTGAAAAGTACATGGGTGGTCATGATTACTATATTAATGATGACTGGAATCTAAAAAGTGCTTGTGTTCCTTATGGTGTTGTAAAAGCAGATTCATTTGACTTTGAAACCGTAAAGGAATATGAAGACGAAATCGAAACGGAATATCTTACTGCCGAAATTGTTCTTTGGACTGGTAGATATCCTGAGTTAATGGAGGCTATTTATTCTGATGATTTCTATTTTAATCAGAGCATGGAAATCAATGTGTCAGAATTTCGTCCATATGAGGAAGATAGTAATTATACAGAATTAACAGACTTTACATATTCTGCTCTTTGTCTTTTAGGTAAGGCAGATGACAAGACAAGCCCAGAACATACAGAACCTTGTTTTGTAGAATCAAAAGTGATTCCTGTTCAATATTCACTTGAAAAGGAAGAATTTTCAAAAATAATGGGCGAACTCAAAAACGAATTAGCCTTTTATTTTAATAAAGACAACACTGACGGGAAGGAGGACAAAGTTGTGGAAAACGAAAAAGAAGAAGTAATTGAAACTGTTGAGGAAGTAAATGAAGAGTCCACAGAGGAAGTTGTTGAAAATACAACTGAGGAAACTCCTGACGCAGAAGTAAATGAAGACACAAATACTGAATCTGAAAATGAAGAAGTACAGGAGGATAAAACTGTTGTTGAGGCTTCTGTAGAAGAAACTGTTGAAGAGACTGTAGAAATGTCAGAACTTGATTCTTTAAAAGCTGAGTACGAAGAGTATAAGAATTCTCACTCTCACACAAACGAGGAATTTGATGAATTACAGAAATATCATGACGATGCTGAATTTGAAAAGATCCATGCAGAACGTGATGCTATGTTGTCTGATGAAAAATACTCTGTATTATCTGAGAACGAGGCTTTTACTGAGTTAAAGAAAAATATGGACAACTACTCCATTGCTGATCTTGAAAAAGAAGCAAAGGTTATTTTTGCTGACTATGTATCTTCTGTTGGAACATTTTCTATGAATGACCCTAATGAGAAATCTACTTCAAAGATTAGATTTAGTATGAAGGAAGATACTGGCAAGAAAAAGGCTTATTCAACATTATTTAAGTAAAAAAGAATATAAACACATTTTTTGAGAGCGTCATAGGGCGTTCTTTTTTATTGCAAAAAATATTAAGGAGGAAATTAAAATGGCAACAAGTTTTATTAATTTTAGTACAAAACATGCCGTAGCCGAGTCTACAAAGCTCAAGGCTACTCAGATTGGTAATATCTGGAATATTGAAGCAAAAGCAGATATCGACAACGGAACTATTGTTAAAAAAGGGGCGTACCTCAGACCAGAGGTTTATGAGGAGGATACTGCTGTTGCTTTCGCAGGAAAGATTATTGAAAAAGCAGCCAATGGTGGATTCAGAGTAGAAGTTACTGCTATTGGTGACGGTGAAGGATTAGTTCTTTCTGTACCTCTTATTTATGAGGAGTACACAACAAAAATGCAGGAAGAGTCTAACTTCTTCAATGCAAAAGGTGACATTCTCAGAGTGTATGAACTTTATGTAGGTGACGTGTTTACTGTTTCTGCTGAAGCATTTACTGATGACAAAGTTCCTGCTGTAACTGACACCGTTGCTGTTTCTGCTAAGAAATTAAAGGCTACTGCGGTTTAATCGAAAGGAGGATAAAGAATAATGAAGAAATTAACATTTAGTAATGCTGATACTAGAGAAGTATTTGCTGATAAGGATTATACTGAATTTTCTCAGTTAATGATTGATACTGCTTGCGGAAAGCAGAAAGATGTATCTAAGGAAGATGCAGATGCTAAAATTCGTGAAGTTATGTTTGAGATTCTTGGCGTAGATGATGGATGCTCTCGTAAGGATTTACATAAGGCAATTCGTAGACATAAGGTTGATGTCTTCGAAGTTATTGAAGAGACAGTTGAGAAATTACTTGTTTCTGGTTGGGGAGATAACCCATTCTTCAACGAATTCGTAGAAGTTAAGTCTATGAATACAGGTGATACAAATGAGTTCTATGTTCCTGATGAGACTGTATTAACTGTATCTGAGTTAAGCGGAAACCACCACAACCTCTTCCGTCAGAGACTTGGTGCTGGTAGCACATTCTCTGTAAAGACATCTTGGTACGGGGTTAAGATTTATGCCGAGTACGAGCTGTTTATGGCTGGTAAGGTTGACTGGGCAGGATTTATCAATAAGATTTATGAAGCTTTCGACAAGAAAGTAAACGATATGGTTTATGCTGCTGTTATGGCTGCTGGCGACAAGGTGCTTCCTACAAGCCAGTTTACAAAGACAGGTACATTAAATAAGGATACTCTTATTACTCTTGTTGAGGACGTACAGACAGCAAATGGTGTTGAAGCTGTAATTATGGGTACTAAGACAGCACTTTCTAAGCTTAATGCTCTTGCTGATACACAGTGGATTTCAGACTCTATGAAAGAGGAAAGACATACTACTGGTCGTCTTGGTATCTGGGAAGGAATTCGTCTTGTAGAGATTCCTCAGAGTTTTGCACCAAATGATACTTCTAAGAAGTTAGTAGCAAATGATGTTCTCCTTGTTATGCCTGTTGCAGACAACAAATTCATCAAGATTTATGATGAGGGTGAGGCACAGGTTAAGGAAGTGTCTGATGGCAACACAAATATGGATAAGACAATTGAATACGAATACCAGCAGAAAATGGGTGTAGCAACTGTACTTCAGAGAAAGTTTGGTTTCTACAAGAACATTGCCTAGTATTCTGTGTATATTTTACGGAGAGTGTATTATGCACTCTCCTATTTTAATGTAAGGAGATAAAAGGAAATGTCATATACAAAAAAGACTAATACAGAAGAGAAGACTGTAAAGACTACTACCGAAAAAACAACATCAAAAACTGTTGAACCAGTAAAGGTAAAGGAATACAAGTCTGATGACTTGATTCAATGTCGTTCTATGACAAAGGGAGAACTTATTTATGTAGGAAAGAAAAGTGGCGAAGTTTACACTTGGGAAGATTATGGTGATATCACAGAGATTGAATATCAGGATTTACTTGGATTAAGAGCTAAAAAGTCACCATTTATTTTTGAGACATTGTTTGTAATTGAAGATGAAGAACTGTTGGAAGATCCTAAGTGGAAAGATGTAAAAGCACTTTACGAAAAGATTTATTCAGAAGATGTAGAAACACTTATAGATATGAATCTTAATGACTTTAAGCGTATATTCCCCACACTTCCAAACGGATTACAGAGAGCTGTATGTGCAGAAGTTGCTACTGAAATGGAAGTAGGAACTTTTGATTCATTACAGAAAATCAAAGTAATTGATGAGGTTTGCGGTACAGACTTATCTTCTATTTTATAGTAAAGGAGGCTCACAATGACGCTTCCATACGAAACAATTTTTTCACGAACAAGAGGACGAATTTCAGATCCGAAAGAACTTTCTCTTGATGAAAATGATTTGCTTGAAATATATACAGAACGATTAAGCAATGTAATATCTAATCCAAGGGTGCGTAGACTATTCTCTTCTCTCACACTCGATGATGAAATTCAACAGTTGGATTTTACACTGAATAATTCAGTAGATGAAACGGCTGATATGAATTTTGTCGTAGGAATTCTTGTACTTGGAATGACGATTGAGTGGTTGCAACCACAGGTTGATTCTATTATGCACACATCAGTAATGATAGGTGGTAAAGAAGAAAAGAAGATACTTGATAATCATAAAAATATGATTGACCGTCTTGATTCCATGAAAACTGAATTGAACAAACGCATTCGTGATTACGGATATATGTACAATTCTTATATCAATACGGAGTCCTAATATGCAATACATATATGGCAACTTTACAGACAAGCAAATCAATGAAGCAGTTCGTGCAATGCATGGCGACATTCATAAACTACTGCTCTATAAAGACAAAACAATTGAAGAGAAAATATTTGAAGATGATGAAGCATTTCTCGTCTTCTTTGAGAATGTTATGTTTAAATTAGGCGGTACAAAAACCTTATTTAACAACAACGGACTTATGGTAACTCTTATGGCAACTTTACAAGGTGCTATGGATAATTTCAAGAGCGACCATTTTAGTTACAAAAAATTCCGTAGGGCAATCTTGGATTCTCACGGATATATTAAGCAGATGTTTGAGGAGGTGGGTTGCGATGCCGAGTCTACAGACAGCTAGGCGTGTCGCAAACGCCAAGAACAACGGTGCTAAAACTATTGGTCAGATTTATAAGGAACAGTCTGATTGGGCGATGGAACAGACATTTGAAAACGACATCGCTACGAAGACTTGTTACATCTATGACCATTTTCATGACGATTTTTTCACAGATGAACATGGAATTACACGTTCACTTGCTGAAGGTATGACATACGAAAACACCAATAAGACAAAGATAGATGCAAAGTTTATTATTAAATCTTATCAGTCAATGGATAAAGATCAAGTGGAATACTATCTTATGTTTCGTCCAAGTCAGCCTGTAATATTCAATGAAGGTGATGACCTTTATTATTATGAGACTGATTTTAGAAAACGCTATGGAGCGACATTTCCGATAGGGCTTTTCGTGGACGTTCCAGATGATAGAGGAGTTTATCATAAATGGATTATTTGCCGTGATGAACCAGCTAATCAGTTTCCTAAGTATCTGATTTTGCCAGTAAATTACGAACTTACATGGATTGAAAAATCTAATGATAAGCGTATTAAGAGACGTATGTGGTGTTGTTTAAGACAACAGAATTCGTATACTATAGGAACTTACACAGACAGATATTTTACACACACAGATAATCAGGATAAGATATGGTTGCCAATGAACTCTATTACAGAGAAGTTTTGGTACACTTCTGAAGATTCTAAAAATATGCGTGTTGTAGTAAGTGCTTTAACAGAACATCCTACAGTATGGACAGTGACCAAGGTTGAAAATTCAATGCCATTTGGTATTCAAAAACTTACTATATATACGGCATTTTGGAATGAGCATACTGATTATGTCAATCTTGAAACAGGCGAAATGTATGCGAACTATTTCGATTCAGAAATCGCCCCAACAGATCCATCCACTCCAACTACTCCCCCATCTTCTATCACAGCAAGAATTTCAGCTTCCACTTCAACAATTAAAGTTGGTGGCTCTTATAAAAATCTTACAGTAAATCCATTCAACGATTCCAACGAAGATATCACAACTGAATATACTGATGCAACCTTTACATGGACTTGCTCTATTGACGATGAAGATTGGACTGATAAAGTAACATGGCGAGCTGGTACAGAGTATAACCAAAAGAAAGTAAAGTTTCCTAATGATAATTCTGTTATTGGCAAAATATTGTCTGTTAAGTGCGAAATCACTAAGGATAACTTGTCGATTAAATCTGAAATTTTGTCGTTAGAATTAACTGAATAGGAGGTGTTTTATGGCAGAAAAATTAGTTACAAAGAATGATTTGTTAAACAAACTTCGTGCGTATAGAACCACTCCTGATGATGAAAATATTCAGTATAAGAAAAAGATTGAAAAAGCACTTATGCTTAATCCATGTCTTTTATATGCACTTAATGAAAAATCATTAGAATCTGAACTTTTTGACGATGATGGTAATATCAACTGGGAATGGAACGAAGATACAAAAGAGTATGAACCTCTTGGGGAATGGGATAGATATTTTGGTGGGACTTCTAATATTCGTCCTTATTTATTTATTCCTGATACTCAGACTGAGGTAAAACATTATATCTGTTACCAAGTATCTTTTGATGAAATGCCTCGTTATCAAGATACATTAAAGTACACAAATATTACATTTACAATATTTGTTCACGGTAATGACAGAAATGACAAATTAACAGGTATTCCAAGGCATGATCTTATTGCTTCTATTATAAGAGAGCGATTTAATTGGTCTAATATATTTGGAATGCAAACACATCTTGTATCATCAAAGGAATCTACAACAGATAATAATTATCTTGTTCGCACTCTCGTATTCCAAGTTGTTGACACTAATGGAATTCATAAAACAACAGATAAAAAATCTTCTATCATGAATTACGGTATAAGGCGGTGATTATTTGGATGTATTAGAAACGTTAAATAATCTTCAATCTGCTGCTGAAGAAGATATAAAAAAGAAACAAGAAAAAAGTCATAATCCAGAATACCATTTTGACAAACTAAAAATGTATTTTGGTGAGGATTATACAATAAATGGTATTACCATTTCTATTCCAACTATAGGAGATATTTTAGATATTGGTGAATCAAAATTTTACCAAGCAATCTCTCCTTTTCTTAGTAATTCTACTTCCATTCGAGTTCTTCTCTATGATGTATTCAAAAAAGACTGGAATAAAACAAAAGATATTGAAGTGTTTTATATCTTATATCAATTGCTTGAAGATAAAGAACCGTTAAAATTACTATTCGAAGATTTTAGTTTTGATGGATTTGAACTAATTCAAGCAAGAAAAAATGTTGACGATCCAGAATACAATCATCTTGCGCTTTTAAATCAAGATAAAAATATGATTATTTATGATGATGAATATATGGAAATTGCTGAATTTATTCGAGCGATGATGAATGTTCATCCAAAGGTTGAAAAGGCAAAAGGTAAAACAACAAAACAATGGATTTTACAAGAAGATAGAATGAAAGCAGAACAGGATGATAAAAAGAAAGGCACATCGACTCTTTTACCACTTGTTTCGAGTTGTATAAATCATCCTGGGTTTAAATATAAGTTGGAAGAATTAAAACAAGTGAATATATGTCAGTTTATGGATTCTGTAAACAGAATTCAAAAATACGAACAGGGAACGGCTGCATTACATGGGATCTATGGTGGTATGGTGTCAGCCAAAGATATTCCCGAAGACTTAATCAATTTTATGGGCGATATTTAATCGCTCATTTTTTATTGCATAAAAATAACAATTTTAAAGGAGGAAAATAATTATGGCATTTAAATTAGGTGACGTAATCGTAGATAGACTTCAGTTTGGTTACGGTGCAAAGTCTAATGGTACACCTCTGTATGCCTTAACACAGCTTACACAGGCAAATATTGATATTACTGCTGACTCAACAGATATCAATGATAAGGATGGAAACCTTGTATATCGTAAGTATACAGGTAAGAAAGGTGAGGTTACTGCAACTAACGCATTCCTTAACCTTGCTGTTGTAGAGACTATTTCTGCTACTGATGCTGAGATTGCAACCGCAGATAATGGTATTGTTATGCCAATGATTCAGATCGTAAAAGCTGGCGAGACATTAGACATCACAGGATATGTAGATGGATCAATTCATGTAAATGCTCTTTCTACAAAAGGTTCTATGGGTAAGGACGAATTTAAGAAAGGATCTGCTGCTTCTGCTACTGAATATGCAATTAAGCATACCGATGCTTCTGGTGAGCCAGACAATACACCTGCGAGTGATGTATTAACACCGCCTATCGCAGATGGTGAAACTCAGTATATTGTCAAGTATAAGAAGACAATTAAGAGCGGAGCAAAGATTACTAATTCAGGTAAAAAGTTCCCTAAGTCTCATGAGCTGTTCTTCAAAGCACTTGTAGTAGATAAGTGTGAAACTGATGTATTAAAAGCAGCTATCATTCATATCCCTTCATTTATGCCAAGTCCTGAATTCTCACTTGCATTACAGGGTGGTGATTCTCAGACGATGGATTATAAGGGTTCTATGATGTTAAATGCTTGCTCTACAGATGGAGAACTTTTCTCTATTTATTATATTGATGAGGAAGAGGATGACATCGAATTATAAGAACACGTAGGGCAGTTAAATTACTGCCCTATTCTTACAGGGAGGAATAATGTCAAAAAAAGAATTGAGAACTTGTGTGCTTTGCGGTAAGACTTATTCATTTTGTCCAGTTTGTAATCCAGAAGATCGTTTGAAGCCAACATGGTATTTTTGTTGGTGCTCAGATAATTGCCATGAAATTGACGAAGTGACTTCTGCTTTTGAAGATGGACGCATGACAGATATCGAAGCAAAAGCAAAATTAGAAAAATTAGATTTAAGCAGAAAAGAATACTTTGGCGAAAGTTATAAGAATTCTATTGCTTCTATCATGAAGGCAAAAGCACAAGTTATTAAGAAAGAAAATAAAAAGACGGAGGCTAAATCTGTCAAAAAGGATATTGTTACAAAAGCCGAAAAAGAGGCTGAAAGTAATGTTGAATAGTGATTTTAAATAAGGGATTATAACATACCACTATTCAATGTTAGAATCCCTATTTTTTACGCTATTTACGTGAGGAATAAAAGGAATGATAATTGAAAGTAATTTAAAACCAAGGAATTATACCGAAAAAGAAGTTGTTCGTATATATAATCGAGATCAACAAACTTTTTACATCGACTCTAATGTTTATCCAGTGGATGTATATACGAGTTATAGCCCCAAATGTGAAAAGAAAATTATAATAATGACTTTTATTAGAAACGACACAAAAGACGTTTATAAGAAATGGTGTAATCATGAATTAATATAGGAAGGAGGAAACTATTATGATAGTAACTGAAAAAGATATTGCATTGTGTGGTCATGGATCAGGAACACCGTCTACTAAAAATATGTATACATACCTTGAAAGCAGATACAAAAGCATTGCTCCAAACGGAAAACATAAGGGAGCTATTGCAGTAAGACGATTAAAAAAAATTACTGATTCTGGACGAAAAAAGTTTCATGACACATATAAAACTATTCTAGGTCGGAACTCATATAATCAGTCGTTACGATCATATGCATATACTCCATATAAGGGGAAGTATTATTCAGACTGCTCTTCTAGTGGATGTGCTACGTTTAAGAAAATTGGATATAATGTACCATTATTAAACACGGCAGGAATTTATACAAGTTCATTGTTTGAAACTGTTCCAGTAAAGATTAAAAATGGTCATATTACAAATCCTGAAATTTTAAAGGTCGGAGATGCAATATTGTTTGTTGGATCTGATCCGTCTCGTCCAAAACAAATCGGGCATGTTGAGTATATCTATTCTATCAACAAAGAAACAACCACAACAAAACCATCTTCTACTTCTACAAGCAATTCAGCTTATTATCCAAAATGTAATAAATCATATACAACTCTTGCAAAAGCCTTAGAGTCTGTACATATTGATTCTTCTAAAGAAACAAGAACAAAGATTGCAAAGGCAAACGAAATTAAAGATTACAAATTTACGGCAGAACAGAATAATCAGATGTTAATTCTTCTGAAAGCTGGCAAGTTAAAAAAGTTTAAATAAAAGGAGGAAAAATTATGGATGTAACATTTTTAACAAATTTTGCAGTGCCAATTATTGTTGGTATTTGCTTATGTATTGGATATGTATTAAAGAACATTGTAACAACTGACGCTGTAAATAAATATATTCCACTTATTATGGCTGTTTTAGGCGTTATATTAAATTCATGGATTAACATGTCTTTTACACCGGAAATTTTATTAGGCGGTTTGTTTAGTGGTTTGGCTAGTACCGGATTATATGAAGCATTTAAACAGCTTATTAAGAATTAGAAGGGATGATTATATGAATGGAAGCGATAGAAGAATTAAGTAAAATTGATTTTAATTATTTTATCCTAACTTGTTTTATAATTATGTCTGGATCTATTTCTATATTTGCAATTATTGGAAAATTTTCTGAGATGATCGGAAGACCTGTAAAATGGCTTAGGCAAAAAAAAGAAGACCATGATCTTTTAGTTAAAACGGCAGAAAATCTTAGCATATTACAAAGTAAAGAGCTTGAAGATGTAAAACAGTCAATTCGACATGATGAAATGATTAAAAGAGATATTACAAAGTTATCAGAAACGGTCGAAGGAATTGCTGCGACTCTCAATGATATGAAAGAAAAAGATAATATCACCGAAGTTAAAAAATTAAAAGAGAAACTTGTTGGATATTATAATAAGTATAAAAATTCTGATGGATGGACGAAGGTTGAAAAGGATGTCTTTTGGGATTTGTTTGAAGAGTATGAAAATCGCGGAGGTGATGGCTATATTCACTCAATTGTCGAACCAGTTATGAGAGAATTAAAAGAAATTGATTAACCCATATTCCTCTATTATACCAAATATTTCATAAACCATGCTTATATATTTTTCCATTATTATACAGTTATAAAAGAATAACTTATACACATACTTATTGTATGGATAATAAAATCGGAGAATATCGGTATAAAAATGACCTAACCCTCAAAGAACTATCTATACGAAGTGGAATATCTACTACAACTCTTTCTAATTTAGAAAATGGATTAACAAAGGATATATTACTTAGTCATGCCATTACATTATCAAGGGTATTACATGTAGATTTGTATGAACTATTCTGTATAAGGAGATGAGGAGGCGAGGTTTATGACGTATTTTAATTTAATTTGTGAGGAACATGAAATTACAGGAGGCAAGGTTATTCATATTGATAAAAATGTTGAAAATATGAATGACGTACATAAAATTGTAATCGAAAATGTAGATAAGTATCCCAACGCCAAATGGGAACTTTATCCAATGATTATTAACAACTAACCAAATACATATGACAATTAAATATAAGAATTATGAAAGAGCGGTTTCTTCGGAGGCTGCTCTTTTGTTATGCAAGTGTCTTTACCACTCGCTAGTCATGTGGTAAGGGCATTTTTTATATTTGGAGAGGATGACTAGACCTCTCCTGCCCTTAAATAGAAAGGAATGAATTTTATAAAACTTATTTTAGATATGAATGTTGTAGATAAATATAATCAATTTTATTTTTCACAACATCCGAAAGCGAAAAAGAAACAAATAGAACATCCTTACCACCCCTCTATAAATGTTTGGGCTATAAAACCACGAATACAAATGAACGCATTAAAACAATCATGGAAAGCTTTCATTATATGGTGGATTAAGGATATAGGATTAGAGAATAAGAAATTAGACAATGTAAATATTGAATATGACATTTATCATCCAACAAAGAGACGAACAGATCCAGATAATTTTTCACCAAAATTTATCCACGATGGATTTGTTGAGTCTGGATTTCTAGTTGATGATGATAGAGAACATTTACATAGTCTAACTATTCGTTGTCATGTGGACAAAGATAATCCACGTACTGAAATAACAATAAATATTTTAGATTAAGGAGAAAAAGGAATATGAGACTTTTAGAATTTGTAGAGAGATATAACAACATGGCAAATCAGCAGTTAAAGGATAGATTTGTTAAAGAGAAAATCAAAATCACCCCATACATTTCAATCATTAAGAAAGATGCCTATGCACAGTTAATTGTGGATAAAACAACATTTGAGCAGGAAGCTTATAATGATAATGGTAAAACAAAATATCGTAAAACAGATAAAATCAGAGTAAATTCTGTTGCTCAGTATATACAGTTTTGTCGTGCAGTGATTGAATTATATACCGACCTTAAAATTGACGAGGATGATAAAGGCTTCATTAATGGATATGACGCACTTAAATCATCTGGCTTACTTGATATTTTAATGGTTGGCTCTGATAATGCTTATCCGCTTATCCCTATGAGTGAATTAAATGAGTTCAAGACCATTTTAACAATGAAACAGTCTGACACTCAGTTCAATGAGACAACTACTCAGGCGTTTATTAACAAACAGATTGATAGAATCTCTGATTTGGCAAATGCTACTCTCACACCACTTATGGATGTTGTCAGCAAAAAACTTGATGAGATTCCAAAGGAGGATCTGGAAGACAAAATTCTTGAATTTACAAAGAAGGGTAATTTTAGAGAGGTGTAATGAATTTCAATTTCTTATGAAATAAACAGGCTCTATGCGTGTCACAGCGTATAGAGCTTTTCTTGTGGAGAGTGGTAATACTGCTCTCCTATTTTAGTGAATAAATAGTGAAAATTTTGGAGGTGATGAAATGGCAAAAAATATGTATGCAGATTTTAAAAAGAAGTTAGACAGAATTGAAAATCATATTGCAGAAGAAGTCGCACCACAAGCAAATGAACTTCTAAAAGAATCTGTCAGATATTCATTGATAGATTGGTACAACGACTATACTCCACAGTCTTATGAAAGAACATACAACTTCATGAAAATTCTTGATTCTACAAAAACAAGAGGTAAAGGGAACGTTCTTCGTTTTTCGGTTGATTCAGGCGCAATGGATTCATATGTCGGTTGGTTTGGTCAGAGTTTACAGCCAAATACAGCTTTCGACTATATGTTTATGGATGGAGAACATGGTCATGGAAAATGGATGATGCGTCAATCATTACCTCCATATATGTATGTTGAACGAGATATTGAAAGTGGATTTGGTGGTCGCTTAGACAAAATTATAAATAACAGAATAGAACAAATTTTGAGAAAGTGAGGTAGAAAATGCCAGGTACATATCAGTATGATGTAGAAATCAAATCGAATGTAGCAAAACTACTTTCAGATATGAAACAAGTCCAAGACAGATTAGATACTGTTGAAGGCAAAGAATATAAAATCAAATTAAATGTCGATGAAAAGAAATTATCCAGTGTAATTTTTAATCTCGAAAAAATGCTTGATTCTCTTGGTAAAGGGACTGGTGATTTTAAACAGTTAGAGAATTTATTAAAAGAATTATCAGCAATTACATCGGAAGTAAAAGATTTTAGTAAAGCATTTGGTAAATTAGATGATTCAGGTGCTAAGACACTGCTCTCTTCTATCCAGAGTATTGACAGGTCACTTTCTGATTTGAGTCAACATATTCTTAATGTTAATAAAAACATGAGTAATATGGGTGGCAATACGAGTGGTGCTGTCAAACAAGTAGAGAATATTAGTAATGCATATCAAGATGCTGCTAAAGAAGCTGAGAAGTTGGCTGATGCACAGAGTAAGATTGGACAGAAAACGAATATTTCATCTGCTTCTACAGAATCTGTTACCAATTCCATCAAAGAAGAGAATAATGTATTAGAACAGAACACTCAGAAAGTTAAGGAAAATACACAGGCAAAAGAACAGAATGCAAATGTAAATCTTAATAAGTATGATAAACGGTTAGATTCATATAACGGCAAAATTGACAAATATAAAACAACTATTGACAGATTTAATGATGGTGGTTGGACAAGTAGTACATATTTAGAAAATGTACAGGCTGTCAAGAATGCTGTTAAAGAGTATGAAACTCTGCTTAATGAATTAAAGGGTAAAGATGCTAGTTTGGTGACAAGTGATGATATCAACCGATTGGATAACTATGAAAAGAAAATCAAAGATACTATCGCTACTGTTACCAATATGTCTGCTTCTGAAAAGGGATATAACTTTGTTTCAGGTCAGAAAGAATTAGACAAAATTCATAAGCTTCTCAATGAAAATAGCAAGATGTCTTCTGAGGCAAAAGCTAACATTAAAGCTTACTATGCGGAAATTGAAAGTGGTAATCCTAGCATGAGTCTTGACAAGATTCATGGTGAAATCTTAAAGATTTATAATGCCGAAGTCGAAGCTGGTCGTGCTGGCAGAACATTGTTTGACACTTTAAAGAATAGCGGATTCCATCAAATTGCTGCACAGATGGCAGGAATGGTTGGTGTTTATGATGTTATTAATGGATTAAAACAGGTCGCTTCTACTGTAATTGATATAAACACACAAATTACAGATTTGGCAAAAGTCTCAGAAGCAACATCGTCACAAATATATGACGATTTTAGCAGTTATGCAGATATCGCTAAAGACATTGGTGGAACAATTTCTGATACTATTTCAGCAACAGCAGACTGGTCAAGAAATGGTTATAATCTTCCAGATAGTAAGGAACTAGCTAGAGTTGCTTTGTTGTATAAAAACGTTGGAGATGGTATTGATATTGATTCTGCAAACAAATCACTTATTTCTACACTACGTGGTTTCAAAATGGAAGCCGATGAAGCTGAAAAAATAATTGACATTTTCAACAATGTATCGAACAATGAGCCAATTGACTCTGGGGGAATTGGTGAAGCCCTTCAAAGATCTGCTGCTTCATTTAATGCTGCAAATACTTCGCTACAAGAAAGTGTAGCTTTAATTAGTACAACCAACTCTGTAATTCAGAATCCAGAAAAGGTCGGAAATATGTGGAAGGTTGTTAGTATGCGTATCCGTTCGGCAACATCAGAGTTAGAACAGGCTGGCGAGGATACTGATGGTCTTGTAACATCTACGGCTGATTTGCAAAAAATGATTAAAGCAATGACAGGATATGACATACTCGAATCAGATGGAAAAACATTTAAAAGTATATATGATATTGTATTAAATATCTCAAAAGTCTGGAACAATCTTTCTGATTTGGATCAGAGTTCTTTGCTTCAAGCATTAGCTGGAAAACAGCAGAGTAACGCTTTGGCGGCAGCCCTAAGTAATCCTGAGCTACTTGAAAAATCATATCAAGAAGCTATGAATTCCGCTGGTTCAGCCGCAGAGGAAGAAAAAAAATACCAACAGAGCGTACAGTATTCCATTGATCAAACAAAGGCAAAATTAGAAGAACTGTCTGCCGATCTCTTGTCGTCCGATTTCCTTAAGGGTGCAATTGATGCAGGTGGAAAATTAATTGAAGTTTTGGATGGTATTGTAAAAAGTGGCAATGCAATACCTGCCGTAGCAACTGCTATCGCAGCAGCATTTTCATTTAAAAATGTAGGTTAACGCAATCGTTACATATCATTTTGTAATTGTTTGCCTATATGCCCACTTCACCTAAACTATATAGCGTTATATAGCATGGTGCGGTGTATGAGAAGGTAAAGTCTCATATACAAAGTTAATTATACGAATATAAATCATAATAGTATTAAATCGTATAATAGGTTAAATTGCTGGGAAGAATGGTAACATTCATGTGTGAAAAGAAATTACTTATAACCAAATAATACTTATTTTACCCTGTATTATTTGGTGGTGTTGGAAATCCAACCATAGAAATATGTAAAACAATATAAGAATTGTATATGGTGCAAACCCTCTATATGTTCGGTTCAATAAAATTATAATCCGATAAGCACAATATCAGCAGCGAAGCCACTCCTATTTTATTGTAGGTAAGATGCGTGAGCATTTTAGTAAAGGCGCATAAGGCGTATAATATTACTAAGTATTATGCACTTATAAAGATTGGGTAAATCTTGAAGCACAAACACTTGTGGAACGTCCAGAGACTATAATCCTCGGTATTTATCATACATGCTTGATAAATATTTAATAGATAGTCCAAAAACGTTGGTAAAATTGAATATGCCAATATGAGAATGGTGGTTTAAAGACTACGGTTCGAATATTTTTATTATATGAATAGCCTATTATAATAGAAATTTTAGTTTGTTTGATTTCTCTCTCGTGCTAATGGAGAAATAAAATAATGGCTTATAGCACAAAACCAAGAAATCTTGATTTCAATCGAGTAAAATAGAGAATAATAAAATAGCACTACAACTGCTGTATTGTAGTGCTAAATTGTCTTTGAGATTACCAAAAATCAAAGACTCCCTATATTGTAACATTGGGGGTAGTACATAAAATTGGTCGGTATGTACAAATTTATTGTATCAAACATCAATGATTATTTCAATAGTAAAAAGAGAATAAATAAAGTAAAATAGAGGACAGTCGTGATGACCTGCCCTCAATTAAGGAATAAAAGGAAATAAATGACAAATACAGAAATAGAATTATTTACGAAAGATTTTTCTAGTCTTGGTGAACATTTGTGATAAAGACTTGGTTTGTGAGTCCGTATAGTCTTTGCACTTATTAACAGTATAACACTTTCCAATTGTATCAACTATGACACAAAGAAAATGACAGCCGTATACTAAAAGTCCACCACTTACAAGTATTTTAAATACTTCCAATTCTACCCTCCCTTCTTTGTAGTATTTCTTAAAGTTGGGAAATGTATTGCTCAGAACGAGCTGAATTTATTTCCGATGTGAATCGTGCCAAACTACAAATATGGCACTTCGTATGGTAAATACCGAGCATTCTGTCGTGCTATTGACCTGAGATACGATAACTCAAATACAGTTTGCTTGGTATTATATTACCATATATTTCCAACCACATAAATCCAGAACGTAAGTTTGTCGAATAATGCAGAAAGAAAAATATTCAAATTTTTAATAATTCTATTTACAAAATTTTACAATTATGCTATTGTGAAAATATAAAAATTTTTGCATTTTTTGAAGGAGGCAAACTGGATGGAAGATATTAAAACAAGTCCGAAAAGTTTAAGATCGTTGGTTGGTGAAATCAATAAGGGAAAATATAATTTTGACTTACCAATTCAACGTAGAGCTGGTATTTGGAAACCAAAAGAGAAGTCATTGTTTATTGATACTTTGTTAAGAAACTACCCTATTTACCCTGCACTTGTGAATAAACACAGTGACACAAAAGAGATTGATGTAGTTGATTTTAAGCAACGTTTTACTACAATCGCAGCCTTTGCTAATGACGAATTTAAATTATCAAAGAATTTAAAACCATTAACAATTGATGGGACTGAATACGAAATCGCAGGAAAGAAATTTTCTAAGCTTGACGAAGCTGTTCAGTCAAGATTTAATGACAGAGATATTTCTATTATAACAATGACAGATGCAACCGAAGAAGAAATTGTTGATATTTTTGAAAGAATAAATATGGGACACCAACTTTCAAACGGACAGAAAAGAAGCACTATTGAAAGCAATGAAGTTAGAGAAATTATTTACTCTATTGCTGATCATCCATTCTTTGAAAAAGTTTTATCTCCTGCTCAGTTTAAAAAGAACCTTGACAGAGATATTGTTATTCAATGTTTAATGCTTACAGAAAAGACAGATAAAAACAATTTTACTTCATTTAGAGATGTAGATATGAATAAATTTATTATGTATTATAATGATAAGATTGCAGATCCAAATGAAAAACAATTTGCAGAAAAGAAAATTGAAAATCTACGAAAAGCATTAGATAAGTTGAATGAAGAACTTCCAGAGGATGTAAAAATAAAAGCAAGTACAATTCCAATGTGCATTTATGGAATGTACCGTATGGTTAGAGATTCTAAATCTACTTCTAAATATATGGAATGGTTGAACGAATTTTTAGCATCATATGATACGAACTTGGATTATTTGCAATACTGCTCTAATGGTACATCTAATAGCGATATGGTAAATGGACGATTGCAGTTCTTTAAAGATGCTATAAAGGAAATTGGATAAAAGATAAAGAGTAGTCGGTTGGCTACTCTTTTAATATGTATGTGTTTATTTATGGATTACAAATACTACAAGGTTCATATCCTTCTGCTATAGCATCGTTTATATCAATTGCAATTTTACTATTCCATAAATATCTACATCCGTCTTTATGATATTTTGAGCCATTTTCGGTGATATAAACTGTATATGTATTATTTTCTTCAGAATAATCATTATTATAATAATCACTGTCATAATAAGCATCTTCATATGATTTATAAGATTCTATTTGTTTTTTAAGATCAGAAATTGTATCATCTTTTTCGTCAAGAAGCTTATTTAGATCATCTATTGTAGATTGTTTGTCTTTTAAATTAGACAGTTGCTTATCCTTTTCGTTTAATTTTATTTCTAATCCAATTCTATTGTTTGTTAATTCTTTTATTCTGGACAAATATTCATTGTTTTTTGATTTTAAATTCGATTTTTCTTTTTGTAACTTTGAATTTTTTGATTTAAGTTCAATTATTTGATTATTTCCTGAATTTAATTCGTATAGAGAGTAAATATCTGTACCAGTTAATATAGTGATAATTAAAAGTAGAAAAACTACAAGCTTCTTTTCTTTTGTGAATTTTTTCATAATTAAAACTTCCTTATAGCTGTTGAAATAAATATATCCAAAAAGAGAGAATAATATAATATGAGGTCTACCATAGATAGCAGACCTCGATAAGTACACTCTTGTTTCAAAGAAGGTGTATCATGACTTTGAGCGAAGAATTTACTCCTTGTAATACGCACTATTAATTTCAATACCATTCTGGTCAATGGTTATATGAAAATCTTTAATGTCTTTTGAAAATGTGATGCAAACCAGAATTATCACAAATCCTAGTATAACAAGTTTCAAAACAAAATCAAGCTTTTGCTCGTCCATGATCCACCTCCTTTCCGCAAGTGTAAAACAGTTTGGAGATTTTTCGTGGAGAACCCACAAGATGTCTTTCTTCTCAAGAATGTTTTGACTCACTTTCTCCTGATTATTCAGGAATGTGAAATTAATATGTGACATGACAGAATTACACACGAGGTTGTGGTGTGCTCACGACCATATTCTGTCATGTTTATTTTAATACTTGTTGGAAATTAATGGTAGTCTGAACATATGTTTAGGTGGGTTCTCTTTTTCAAAACAAATAAAAAAGAGTAGTAATTTCTCACTACTCTTCTATCACATATTATGTGTTCATTTGTCAATTATGGTCTACACTAAATTTAGTATCACAATCTCCGCATTGAAAATTGAATGCAGGAATTATTTCTCTTTCATCATCAATAGGTTTCCAAGTAGAAAAGTTAGATTTCTTTCTTACTTGATTGTTGACGACTGTTGGTTGTAATTCAATAATGTTACTACTTTTACACCACGGACAAAACATATCCATCAACCTCCTTTGTATAAAATAATATTATATTTATAATCATATCACTTTATTAAAAGAAGGAATATTGTAAACATACGTTTTGTTAAGTATTGCCAAAATTTACCAAGTGCTACCACAATCATTGCATTTGTGTGTTTTACCAATTTTACTACTGGCAAGACCGAACATGCCGACTGATACAGCTCTATTTACTGTGCCAATTTTTGTGACATTTGTTGAATGGCAATATGGACAATTGATATTATGCTTAGTAGATTGCTTAATGGTATGTTGATTTATCCTATTAAAATATTCTTCATTTGATTCATTATTGCTATTTGTGATATGTTGGGCAAAATAATTTTTTGGCTTGTTTATAATAAAATCATTCACCATTTTATAGATAGGATCTTTCAATAATTTCTTTTTTGAAAACATATTGGCATTATTTATTTCTCGAATGATTTCTTTACATTCTTTTTCAGAAATAAAATCTATAGATTTACATTTATCACATTCTGTATCTTTATCAAATAGCTCTCTTCCACATTTTGAACAATATTTCATAATTAATCTCCTTAATTTATATAACTCAAACATATATAGATTATTATATCATAGTACGATATTCAGAACAATAGACGAAAATGCTACAGGAAATGCAAACAAATATGGAATACGAAATTCAAGCTATGCAGACATAGCTAATGCTTATAATGTTGGAGGAATAAAAGGTGTTGGGAATTCCTTATCATCTTTTATAACATCAAAAGATTTAGACAATATTAAAGAATTCAATAAATTAGTTTCGGAAGAAGGTGTGTCTTCACAAACAGCATGGTATAAAATTATGCAGACAAGTTCGAGTGCAGCAAAGGAACTGTTTGATAATGAAGAAAATTTAATAAAGTCAGGAAATTCTGTAATACTTTCTGAAGAAGCTATATCTAATGCGACAAATACTATGACATTTTCTGCTAAAACAGGTCAAGTGGCTCTCAAAGGTCTTGCTCTTGCAGGAAATATGGTTGTCGGAATTTTAGCAGGATTCGTAATATCTAAAGCTATTGAAGGATTAGATAATCTGGTTCATGCAGCCGACAATGCAAAGGAATCAGCCGAAGGTTTTGCGAGTTCGTTCAGTTCAATGAACGATGAATTCAGTTCTAATGATAGCAAACTATCTGACTTACAAAAACAGTATGACGAATTATCCAAGGGTGTAAATTCATTAGGAGAAAATGTTAGCCTTACAACTGATCAATATGATGAATACAAACAGGTTGTATCTGAAATTTCAGACATGATGCCAAGTCTTCTTGCTCGGTATGATGATGAGGGTAACAAAATCGGTTTTGTTCAAGGTAAACTCAGTAATTTAAACGCTGAATATGATAAATACAAAAAGAACAAAGCAATGGATCTTGTTAATGGTGAAAACGATAATGGTGATTCCATCAAAGATGTATTTGATAATTACCAATATCAGACTGCACATACAGATACAAATGGCAATGTTGTCGGCAAACGAAAGATGTTTGGTGATAGCAGTTATGAAAAGATTTTAGCACTTCAGTCAGAAATTGATAGTGGTTATGATGGAATTTTTGGTCAAAACAAACTTACTAATGAAGATATCGAGAAAAAGACAGCATTAATTCAAAAGTATCAATCAGAAATTGATGCAAGTGTGTCAGCTATTCAAGATGCGTTGTCTGCTATTGCTCAGTCTGGTGACGAATATTATAAATTATCTGATCAAGAACAGCAATTCCTCGATACATATATAAATAGTCTGTCACAAGATTTTATAGATGAGAATAATCTCACCAACGAAACAAATGCTAGAACATTCATAAATAATCTTATTAATGATATCGAGTCTGGTAAGCCAGAAATAATGAAAGCTTATAATGATTTGTTCTCATTTAATATTGATGATACAGATCTTAGTCCAGAGGAAGTTCAAAAAAAGGTTAATGAATTAATTCAACAGCTTGCAAAAGCTTTAGGTGAAGATAATTGGCAAGATTTAAAGATAAGATTAGGATTTGAGTTTGTAGATGATAATGTAAAAGATTATGAAGATACAATCAATCGTTTTAATGATCCTGATAAAATCAAAGCTTTTTTCAACGAAGAAGGTATTAATACAGCATCAGAAGTAAAGGAATTTTACGATGTATATTCCGCAACAGACAAAGCCAAACAAGGGATTTATGACGCTGATGTTGCTATGCAAGAATGGAAAAACCACATAACAGAAAATACAGCATCAGCTACAGCCTCTCTCACTTCTTTCGAAGAAGCATGGATGAACCTGAAAGGTGCAGATGATTCAGACCTCAAAGGTGCAGCCGATGACCTTCTCGATTTAGCGAATGCAGGACAACTAACCGAAAATTCTATCGAAGAACTTGCTGGTGGTCAGAAACTTATGTCTGACACAGGTTTATCAGCTGAAGAACTTGCACAGAAAATAAATGGTCTTGTAAACGCTTCTACGCAACTTTCTTCTATGTCTGCACAGATTTCTAAGATGTCTGATATGCTTGCTGACAAGAAGAATGGTACAGTTGCATCCGCTTCTGATTTAGCAGGATTTGATGTTTCAGTCCGTGGTCTTGAATCTTGGGATAAGTTTGAAGAGGTAATGGGTAGTTCTGAATCTAGCATGGATCAGTGCCAGAAAGCTGCCAATGCTCTTGCTACTGAATGGGTAAACGATGGCAATTTCTTGGCAAACCTTACTGATGAAAACAAACAGTATTATATCACTCAGCTTGAAGATATGGGTGTTAAAAATGCCGAGCAAATTGTAACAGAGGCTTTGACAAAAAAGGAAGAAGAACTTAGATTTGAAAAACTTCTTTCTGCCGATGCATCCACAGATTTGCAAAATGCCACAGTTGCTGATATTCTTAAACTTCAAAATCTTGGTGATATTACAGAACAGGAAAAGGCAAAACTTGCAGCTTTCACATTAGAAAAACAGTATTGTAACAAAAACACTATTGTAACTGATGCAGATTGTCAAAATATTTACACTCTTGCTAAAATGGCTGGCGCAGGTACAGAAGCTTTAAATAAACTTGCAGCATTAAAACAAAGACTATCAGACAATCCAATTATGTCTAATGAAATGCGCAACAATATTAACAGTGCAATTCAAGGCATTGTAAATGGTGTAACAACTTCTGCTGGTGCAAAGTTAGATATACCACAAGTGAAAGTAAATTCTTCTGGTTCATCAAGTTATAAATCTCCGTCATCAAAAAAATCAAAATCAAAAACAAAGTCTGACGCTGCCGAGGTGTTTGATTTTATTGAGATTAAACTTAATAATCTTGCAGACAAGGCATCTAAGGCTAAAGACAAGATTGATGATCTTCTAACATTCGGTCAGAAGAAAAATCAAACTAAAAAAGCTATCGAAGCTACTACCAAAGCTATTACTGCACAGGAAAAAGCATACAAAAAATACATGGCATATGCCAATAAAGCTGCGAAAACACAGAACAGTAAAAAGACAACTTCTTCATCCTCATCTTCTTCAGGTGGAAATGCTTTGTATGATGAGGCTACAAATTATCTTGGATTGAAATATGTTTGGGGTGGCGCAAGTCTTACGAAAGGTGCTGACTGTTCTGGATTTACACAGCAGATTTACAAAAAGTTTGGTGTAAGTTTACCACACAAAGCATCATATCAAGCTAAGATGGGAACAAAGATCACTTCAAAAAGTGATTTGCAGGCTGGTGACTTAGTATTCTTTGGAAGCAAGAACAACATCACACATGTAGGTATTTATGGTGGAGACGGTAAGTTTATTGAGTCCCCTCATACTGGTGCATCTGTAAGAGTTTCCAAGCTTTCATCTCGTAAGGATTTTGTATCTGGTTCACGTTTTAGTGGAATAAGTGGTTCTACAAAGACAAGCGGAAAAAATGTAAAAAAGGTCAAAGGTGTATCATCCAAGACACTTGAACATTATAAGAGACTTATCCGTGAAGGAACACTTGGTTCAGATGGTATTGCTTCTATTAAGAATGAAAACCTGAAAAATGCATTAAAGGATTATCAGACCTATTATGAGAAAGCAAAAGCTTGCAAGGAACAGGTTGCCAGTCTTACGGATCAGTTAAAGGATTTATATGAGACTTTAGCGAACAACCCGATTGACAATGCTTCTGATAAGATTGAAAAACTTGGAACTAAGATGGATATTCTGAATGCCAAGGTAGGTAATCTTACATTTAATCCAACAAAGAAAATCGGTACGTCTGATATTGACAGTCTGTATAAACAGATTATTAAAAACTATAATAGCCAGTTATCAGCTTCAAAAACTGCTTATACTGGTGCAACAAAGAGTTACAACTCAAATAAGAGTTCTCTTACAAAGTCTCTTAAAAAAACAAAAGCTAAAAACATTGGTCTTACTCAAAAGGAATTTAATTCTATTAAGAGTAATTTAAAATCCAATAAGTCAATTTCGTATAATCTTATTAACAAAATTGAAAATGACACTCTTAGGGAAAAGTGCATAGCACATAATGAATATCTTCTTGCAAAGAATACCGCAACTGATAATTATAATCAGGCTAAAGAGGATCATACCTCTAATGTGCGTCAGGCTAGGAAAGATCGCTTTGATAAGGTACAGGAACGATACGATAATAAAGCTGGGCTGATTGAGCAGAAAAAGAACGCTGTCTCTAATTCTCTTAGTATAGCTGAAGCAAAAGGTCAGTTGATTGGTGAGGCTTACTATACACGTCAGGCAAATGCCGTCAAATCTGACATGAAGCTTAAACAAGAAGAAGCTGGAAAACTTGCAAAGAAATTATCTACGATTAAGTTTGGTAGCGATGAATGGTATGAAGCTCAAGAAGCCTTAAATGGTGTCTATGAATCTATTCAACAGGATGAGCAGGAACTTGCAGAGTTTCAAAAGTCTATCAATGAATTGAAATTTGATCGTTTTGATGAGTTACTTAATAAGCTTGGAGACATCACAGACGAGACAGATTTCTTAATTGACATGCTCGATTCTGACAATCTGTTTGACAGTGATACAGGAATGATTACTGATGATGGTATTACTGCTATTGGACTTACTGCGCAGAATTATGATACATATCTTGCTGAGGCTCAGAAGTACAAAGATGCTATTGCTGATTTGAATGAGATGTATAAGAATGGCGAGATTAGTCTTACTGACTACAATTCGCAGTTAAGAACTTATCAGCAAGGTCAGCGTGATTCTATTAAGTCTGCAAATGAAGCAAAGAAGTCATTAGTTGCCTATGTAAAGCAAGGACTCGATGCGCAGAACGATGCTCTTTCTGATGCTATTGATAAGAAGAAAAAATTATTAGAAACTGAGAAGGATTTGCATGATTTTCAGTCAAAGATCGCTGATCAAAATAAGAATATCGCTAAAATTGAAAAACAAATTGCGGCACTGGAATCTGATGACTCTGAAGAGAATCGTAAAAAGTTGCAACAGCTCAAATCTAACCTTCAGGATGCACAGAAAGATAGAGAGGATACATTGTATGATCGCTCTATTTCCGACCAAGAGGATTCCCTCGATAAAATGCTTGAAAATAGCAAAAAGCAAGCAGAGGATTATTTAAAGGATACCAATAAAGTATTCTCCGATGCTCTCACATATGTAAATGCAAATTCTTCACAGGTTGCATCTAATATTGAGAAAATTGCAAAGGATACTGGATATGATATATCTTCGTACATTGTGAATGCTTGGAAAGACGGTGGATCTGCTGTTGGTGATTATGCAAGTACATTATCTTCTAACATTCCAAACATTACTGCACAGCTTAGTTTGATTGCATCTTCATGGCAATCTATTTGTGATGCTGCTGACAGAGCCGCTGAAGCAAGTGCTAAGTACGCAGAGACAAAAGTTACAGACACACAAGGTATTGGATCACCAAATGATTCTGGAACTAGCGGAAACGGCTCTGGTTCTTCTGGAAGTAATGATGCTGACAAGCAACAGGAATTGTATGAACTCAGAAAGAAAGCAAGTGATATTACGGAATGGATATCTAAGCATTCAGTATCGGCAACACACAAGAAATCGTATTACGGTGCTCTTAATCAGTATCTTTATGATAAACAGCATGGACAAGTTCTAAGTAAGGCTAATGAAGTTGCTCTTGCGAAGAAACTTGGTGTATCTGTAAAAAGTGATTTGTCTGGTAAAAACGATAGAGAGAAAATTACTTCAGCTCTCAAGAAACTTATAAAAGACGCTTCGTTCTCAACTGGCGGTGTGATTAAGGATCTTGTTAAACTTTCTGGTGAAGATGGTATTAGTTTCTTACAACGTGGCAAAGCTGTGCTTTCTAAGGAACAGACACAAGCATTGTTGAATTTTAAGCCTGTTATTCCACAGATTAACTCTATTATTGGCAATCTGAAGAACATTCCCGAGAAAGTTTCATCACAATCTCCTACTTATCAAATCGACAACAGAACTATTGTTGAAGGTGTCGCTACAGACCAGATTGTTAAACAAATGGAAGGTGTTGCTCAGAAACAGGCTGAAAATGTTGTAAGAAAGATCAACCAAGCAACTTATGCCAAAGGTGTAAGAAAATAATTTATGGAGAGGATGTAATAGTCCTCTCCTATTTGATTGGAGGAAAACATATGTCAGAAGTGACTAATGAAAGAAAAGTAAGTATTCTCGAAAAACTGCTTCTTGAACGTGATGAACAGATTCGAAAGTTACAGGAAGAGAACACTGAATTAGAGAAAGAAATTGAAAGTTTTGGAAATGATATTCAGGAATTACAAGATATTATTTCTGAGACACAAAAGTTAAATAGAGAGTTTTCTGGCACTAACATAGAAATGAAAAAACTCAAAAAGAAATATGAAAAAGAAATGAAGAAAGTGATGTAAAAAGAAAGGAGGCTACCATGACAATTCAAACTCGTGGTTTTACTTTTGATAATAAAACTTCTGATGAGTATGGACTGATGGTATGTGAATTTGACGGGAATACTCCATCTGATACAACAGGTGGCAATATTGAATTTACACTAACCTCCTCTCCTATTCAAAATAGATGGTGTAAAAATGGAAATGCAAATTATTCAGAAGCGATTAAGTTTGAATTCCAAGTCATGAAACAGAATTTTGAGCCAATTGATTCATATGAGTATTCTGCAATTGCTCGATGGTTACAGAGGAAAGATGATTATAAGGAATTCACAGTTACACGATTAGATTATGATACAGTTCATTTTAACGCACAATTAAATGTATCCCCTATTTCTATAGCTGGTGATATTATGGGAATTGCAATCACAGGGATAACCGATGCTCCATTTGGATTTGGACAGTTAATAATATTAAAAGCAACAACAAAAAATGGTGTTGGTATGTTAAAGTTTGCAGACATGAGTGATGAAATTGGTTATATTTATCCAGATATAGAAATTGATATTTCCAGTGCTTGCAATCTTAAAATTACCAATGAAACATCGGGTGAAATTTTCAAGCTGGATAATTGCATCAATAATGAAGTTATAAAAATTGATGGAACAATCTTAGAAATCACTTCTACAGCTATATCCCATAAAATCTACAATGATACCAACTACAAGTTCCCACGTATTGTAAACGACTTAAATAAAAGAACAAATGTATTTAAGATTGAGGGCAACTGCTCTCTTACTATGAAATATAGACCAATTAGGAAGGTGGTGATCTGATGGCAGTTCAATCATTCAATTTACCTGTTGACTTCTTGAATAATCTTGAAAAACCAATTATCTACATTGCTAAAAAGGATAAAACTTTTCTTGGTGCAGTAAGTATCTACGATGATTTATCTCTCACCTTTAATTTAAATGCATATCAGACTGCCTCCTTTAAAATTTACAGAGATGTTAATGGTAAGAAATATGAACATTATGACGATTTTCAAGAAGACCGTCTGATAATGATTCAAGGTATTAGTTGGTACAAAATTCATGTGGAGACTAATATCGAAGATACAGGAATCTCAAAAAGTATTACGGCAAACTCATTGGAATGTACTTTATGCAATAAGAGACTCATTGATTTTGAATGTAATACGGGCGAGATATTGTATGACGATTATGTTAGAACAATCTTTTATGATCCAGGCAACCCAAAAGGAAGTCTGTTGAATCGAGTATTAAATGTTGCTCCAAGTTGGTCAGTTGGTCATGTAGATGCTACTCTTGCTAACAAACAGAGAAGTTTTGACGAGGACGATGTGGATGTATATTCATTTTTAACAAGTGATGTATCAGAGGCATTTAATTGTTTGTTTATCTTCGATACATTCAATATGACTGTAAATGCATATGACTTAGACAATTATGGTGATGATACAAATATCTATGTTTCTATGGATAATCTTGCACAATCTATGACAGAAACCATTGATGAAAATAGTATTATCACATGCTATCGTGTAAATGGTGGTGATGGAATTTATATCAATGAAGTCAATCCAAATAGTACAAATAAAATTTACAATTTTGAGTATTATCTACCAGAAATGGAAGAATCTATTCAGAATAAGGTAAAAGCATATAATGAGAAATATCAGTCTTTGAAACCACAATATGAAGAAATTATGAAACGTCTTGGTGTTCAGATTGGCGTAATTCAGGATCTCGAAACACGATTACCTGATAGTTTGGATTCTAAGGATTGGACTAAATATGGATTAGAGTTTTTGGATTCTAAGGTTAAATCATTCAAGAATATAGATGAAGTTTATTGTGCCCAAGGCATGAACAAACCAGACTCTTTTAACTATAATCTATATCAACAGAACCTTGAAAATTTGAATAGTGTTACTGCCGAATACAACAAAAGAAAAACTGAGGTTGATTCTGCTACAGGAGTTTATAATTCTATTATCGCAGAAAGAAATGCTGTTCAATCTCTGTTAGATATGGATAAATGGTTTACTAAGGATGAATGGAAAACACTTGATTCTTATGTTGTAGAGGAAACATATAGTAATGATAACTATATCACAACAGATAATACAACAGACACAGAAAGATTTGATATTGAGCGACAGTTATTTGATGTTGCATGGAAAGATTTATCTAAGAAATGTAGACCACAATATCAATACTCTTCTACTCTTTCTAATGTTCTTACTATTCCGCAATTCAAAGGATTTCTGAAATATTTTCAACTTGGCAATTTTATTAGAATGGCAACGGATTATGATACGGTTGTGAAGTTAAGGCTGATTAGCTTCACGGTCGATTATAATGACACAAGTAAGATTGATGTAACTTTCTCTGATGCTATTCGTGTACATGATATTTATGAAGATGCATCTAGTATTCAAGCGCAAGCTAATTCGGCTGCTATGAGCTTTCAGTTTAATAAAGACCAATATGATAAGTCCGTAAATCAAAGTAATTTTGTCGAAGAAATGCGGAAATATGGATTGGATGTTGCAAATATTTCTGTAAAAAATCAACATCAATCATGGGACGAAACTGGAATGTGGTTTAGGCAATGGAATGGACAGAAGAATGACTTCGATCCTGAACAGATTAAGATTATTAACAACCAAATTGTATTTTCAGATGATGGTTTCCAGAGTGCAAAAATGGCTATCGGTAAGATTCCCATTGATAAAAATGGAAATTATGCATATGGAATCAATGCGGAAGTTTTAATGTCAAAATTAGTGATGTCAGAAAATCTTTGGATTGAGAATGATTCAGGTACTTATAAATTTAATGATGCTGGTTTTATTGCTAAAAGTGGTAATAACTCTGTACGAATTCAACCGAATCAAAGTGAAGAACTATTTTCTATTTATAAAGGAAATGATAAACAGTTTTATGTTGACTCAGATGGTAATGTTCACTTCAAAGGCGATTTGACTGGTTCTAGCGGTACATTCAGTGGAAATATATCTGGTGGTTCTATCAATCTTGGTAACGGAACATTTACGGTTGATAAGGATGGCAATGTTTTTGCAAACAACGGAACGTTTGGTGGGAACTGTACATTTAAGGGGATATTGGACGGAGCAAGCGGAAGTTTTAGTGGTAATGTGAATGCATCTTCTGGAACAATAGGAGGTTGGAATATTGGAGAAACGTCTTTATATAGTGGTTATATAAATACTTCTATCGGATACATGAATGCTGTATTATCTCCTGGTGGGTTATCATTTGATTTATTAGGTCAAAATAATACTATGATTATAAATGCATTAAATATTGGTTGGGACTCTAATGATTTATGCTCGTTGATAAAAAGAGATTCTATAACAACACAAGAATTATCATTAAGACAATTAAATTTTATTATGTCTTCTAATCCAAAAATTACGTGTCCTAGTGGTTATATTACATTTGATACGATAAATAATGTGCATTTTTATAATACACCTTATATTGATAAATATAGTAGTTATCTTGCCAGAGAAGAATGGTGTAATGATAAATTTGCTCTTAAAACAGATTTATCAAGATATTTAACGGAATCAGATGCGGCGTCAAAATATTTAACGAAATCAACTGCTAGTAAATACACAACCAACTCAGAAGTTAGATCAATTGTAAGGTCAATGGTTAAATCTAAATATTTGAATTGATAGAAAGGAATTAAAATGGAAAAACAAAATAGTACAAACATGGAAGAAGTTGTTTCCTATCCAAAAGATAAGATTCAGCTTCTTTTTAATATCCTGAATTCCATGAATTTTTCAGGAGTTCAGCAAGCACAAGGGATCGCACAGATTAGTGTAATTTTAAATAATCCAATTGTAGAGGACAAAACAAAAAATGCAACAAAGGAGTCACAAAATAATGAGGTAAAGTAAATGTCATGCGAAGTATTTAATAATTCAGACTTTGGTATGATTGAAGGATCACAACAGACAATTACGCTAGATTTATATACAATTCTTGGAGAAGAATTTAAAAATGTAGCAATAGAATCTGTTGAATGGCGAATGAGTAGCTACGGAGAAACAGAATGTTTGGCATCTAAAACTTCAACAGATAGTCCAGATGAAGTCAAATATGAGGAAAATGTAATTACTATTACTCTTCTACCATCAGACACTATGAACTTATTTGGGAAATTCACACATCAAATCATAATTCGAGATATTCACAATTCTATCTTTGTTGCTGATCTCGGCAAAATTTCAATCAAACCTTTAATCAAATAATTAAAAATAAGGAGGAAAGCTATTATGGCAATGACCACATATTTAAAAAATAAAACACTTGATAATCAGTTCAGAGGAGAAAGTTATACTCCACCAAGCATTATTTACGTTGCGTTGAGTAAATCAGCTCCTGCAAGCAATGGATCAAATTGTACTGAACCAGATGCAGCAAGTTATAAACGATTAGCCATTTCTTCTAATTCCGTAAATTGGAGTGCAGCTAATGGTGGAAGTATTTCAAATTCTAGTACACTTCGTTTTGCTGAGGCAGAAGAATCATGGACAACACAAGCCGCACCAATTACTCACTGGGCTATGTTCGATCAAGAAACTGGTGGCAATATGCTTTTTTATGGACAGCTTACTAAAACACAGGAAGTTCCAAGAGGTGCAATTTTAGAGTTTCCTGAGAATGGATTGACCACCACTATTCTTGATAATTAAAAAAATGTGAGGTAATAATATGAGAAGTAATTACCATAGCATCAAAGCTATTATAGATAATTCACATAGTTATTCTGAGATGATACATGGAATTACTGCTTATACTCAAGGATTGTTTAGGGCGAATGTCATTAAAATTAAAAATACGGTTGTAACAAGACTGAGACTTGGATTAAAAACAAAACCAAATGTCATTAAAATTACAACCAAAACCGTTGACAGTTCTCTTAAAATTTATCCTAAGATAACAGAAAACAATATCGTTGTAAAGAATAACTTCTTAAACAAACTGATGGTAAAATTACATCCATCAGAATCAAATCTAAAAATAGTAAACACTTTCTGGATCTATATTGCCAAAATTTCCGAGATAATTAACGAAGTAAAAATTAAAAACGATGTAAAACATAATGTTGCTATTCCTGAGAAAGTGAAAGATAATTCTATCATTTTCGATGGAGTGGCTAACACTTCTGTTAGCAGTGTACTCCGTATCGCAAATAATGATATTTCAATTGAGAATCCACCTGTAAATTCAGCAGCTTGGTATTTTTTAAAGTTAGGAAATTTATCTGGTACTTTAGGCGAAATCCCAAACGAATCAATAGAAACTTTGGGAAGAAAGAAAGCAATTTAATGAAAGGAGAATTAAATGTCTGAAATATTACAGAATACTGGTGTAACATTGTGGTCTATTAGAGATGATTATGATGAATTACAGACAAATGTGTTTGAAGCCTTAACTGGTACTGGTGGCAAAAGTAACATTCGGCTGATTGACGAAGCTATTGGAAATATTAATAGCAAGCTAAATGGATATTATTTTGAATACTCAGATGATAGATTATATATTTGTAAGAAAGGCGAAAATGAGAATATAAAAAGATATCCTGTTACTCTCAATGATAACAATGGACGTATTGCATCCAAAGTAGATGGAAGCACAATTACTATTGATGAGAATGGTATTGTCAGAGGATTGCCTGTTGATGATGCTCTCTCTTCTATCTCAACAAATCCAATTCAGAATAAAGTCGTAAAGGCAAAAGTTGATGAAATTGAGAAAAATGTGTCAAAGAATACAGAAGATATTTCAAAAAATGGCACAAATATCTCAAACAATACACAAAAAATCACTTCACTTGAAACAGCGGTTTCTTCGGAAAAAACACGAGCAGAAATTGTGGAAAATCAACTAAAAACAGACCTTGAAAATGGAAAAAAGGTTTGGGATGACAAATATACCAAATCTGAGGTAGATAACAAGTTTTCTACTTTCGAAACCAATATCGAATGGAAAGATGCTGTTAGTACTTTTGATGACATTGCAACTACATATCCTGCTCCAAATGACGGATGGACGGTTAATGTAAAAGACACTGATTATACATATCGTTATAATGGTACTAAATGGGTTGCAATTTCTGCTAACGCCATTCCAAAGGCTACAAATGAAGTCGATGGACTTATGACAAAGGAATACGCAAAGAAGTTAGATGGACTGACAAAATATACACCTGACGGTACTACTATCACTGCTGACGAAGACGGAACTCTTCATGGTGCAGACACAATTCAAGTTGACGGAATCACAATCACAAGAGACGATGCTACAAAAGTAATTGCCCTAGCTAAAACATTGCAAGATAAAATAGCCTTGGTTGATAATAAGATTGATAAAGCTAATGTTGCAAATAATCTTACTACAACCGAGGCTAATTTTGTATTGGATGCAAGACAGGGCAAGGCTTTACAGGATCAATTAATTTCTTTAAACGGCAGTCTAAATAGTAAGAAAGTACCGACAATCGGCATCGAAAACATATTTACTGGAAATCCGTTTGCTGTCATAGCCGATAGTGGTGGTTTGGCAACTGTTGGCGGTACAAAATGGGAACAAGATAATGGCGGGTATCACGTTGAAGATATAAAATATCCTGCCGGCGGATCAGTATTTCTAACTGTTAGTATGACATTGCCGGCTAATAGCATTGTGTTAATCGATGTAAATACGTTAAATTATGAAAATATTAAACTACAGGGTACGTGTATAAAATACAATTTAACAAGCAGCCCGTCCAATACTAGTTTGTCGATATTTTTTAGCGGAAGAAATGCAAATGTAACAGTATCAACAATTAGATATATGCCGTTAGTTATTCATTTAGGTTAAAGAAAGGAAGGTAATAAACAGAGAATAGACGAAAATGGAACGGACAAATGTTGTAATATGATGTAATAATAATTTAGGGACAAGTAGATGAATTTCTACCTGTCCCTATTTTTTACGATTTTGCAAAAGTTCTTTGCGGCAAAACTGTTATATTATTTTGTCTCCATTTGATTTTTCAGGAATCTCCATTTTGTCTCCATTGATATATAAAACTATATCAATTTATACGAAAATATATCAACTTATCTTGGTTTTCACAATTTTTAAAATTATTGTCAAGCCCTTTAAATACCGCTATTTTCCAATGATTTCATCGGTATTGATGAATTCATACGGTGTCTGCTGGTAAACGTAATAAGATACTCATAAAGTCAAAAAACTAATGTTGCAAATGTTGATTTTAAGCCATTTTACAAGATTTGTCTCTACAAGCACCAATTATACCACCATTGAATCTCCACGGAAAGAAACAATTTTGTTATTTGAAGACATATTTTCGAACTGTTTTTCTGCTAATTCATCGCCATATTCTGAAATTCGATCAAGCTCCTTAGACACTTTATCCATCTCTGTCTCCATCTGTTTTGGCATAACTGATGTATACAAATCCATTGTCATTTGTAGAGATGAGTGTCCTAGATATGCTTGTACTGTCTTTGGTGCAATACCAGCTTCAAAACAACGTGTCGCAAATGTGTGGCGAAAACAATGTGCAGAAAATGGCTCTATTTCATCCAGATAATCTTTCGTAAGATTTACCTCTTCTATAATTTTGTTAATTGCTTGACATACAACTTGCGAATTTAATGGTGTGTTGAATTTTGATGTAAATAACAAATCAGCATATTTATCGTCAATTTTCTTTGTAATGGGTTGTTTAGTAGCAACAACAGACTTTTGAATAAATTGTTTCTTTAATGCTATTTCACACTGTCTGTTGATTGGTATATCTCTTAAGCTAGTTCTTGTCTTTGGCTTTTCAAAATGATATTCCTTTTGACTGTCGTTTTCATATTTCTGATATACGAGAGTTCTAGTTACATGAATTACTCTACTATCCCAGTCAACATCTGTCCATCTTAAAGCAGCAAGTTCTCCAATCCTCATTCCTGTTGATACTGCCGTAACAAACAGATTGTCATAAAATGTTCCCTTACAACAATCAAAGAATACCGTTTGTTCATCCTGTGACAAAACTCTTACACTTTTTTCTTCATCTCTTTTTAATGATATTCCTTTTGCTGGATTCTTTCGCACATATTCGTTAATCATAGCTTTGTTAAAAATATCAACAAGAAGAATTTTTACCTTGTTACACGTTTCGTATTGATACCCACTACTCTTTAATTCTTTGATAAGTTGTTTAATTTGATATTGAGTAATACTTCCTAATTGAAAATTCCCAAGACTCGGAGATATATGCTTATAATATACATTATTATAATGCCTTTTTGTGTTTTCACGAATAATATCAAACTTGTAAATGTTCATCCATTTTTTATACCATTCGTCAAGTGTTATATTGTCTTTTACGTTTATTTGCTTGTCATTTTCGTAGATTGCTTCATTATATCTCTTTTTAACATCTTTTAGATCTCTGCCTGAAATTGATACCCTTTTACCAAATCTATCTATATATCTTGCTTCATACCTCCCATTCTTTTTCTGTATTATTCCTTGTCCCAATTCTTTTCCTTTAAGATCTTTGCCCAATCGTATTTCCTCCTTGTATATGGCAAAGAACTTTTGCATGACTGTATTATATCACACAAAAGTTCTTTTACCAAATTAAATAAAATGCTTTCCAGCTAAATATTTTTCAAATTCAACTCTTTTTACAAGATGTTTATTACCTACTTTTAATAAGAAGGGACATGCTTTTTCGGAAAGCAATTTTCTAATTGTTGTTTCTCCAATATTAGAGTATGTAGATGCTTCTGGAATCGTAAGATTTATTTTATCTTTTATTTCTATTGTTTGTTTTATATAAATCACTCCTTTTAATTTTTCCCTGTACTTCCAAATCCACCTCTGTTTGTTTCATCCAAGTGTTCCACTTCCTCAAACTCAATCTCTGGCTGAATTCTATTGATACGGAACTGGCAGATTCTATCATTCTTGTTGATTGTAGTATCTTCCATAGCAATTACAGGAAGTTTCCATTCATCTGAGTCTCCCGAATATGAATTATCAATGACAGCGAAACAATTCGTCTGTAAAATTTTGAAATTCTTATATGTGCTGCTGCGAGGTACAACATTTGCTTCGTATCCATCTGGTAGTTTCATTCCAACTCCAAGTGGGATCAGACGAAATTCGCCTTTCTTCAGATGGATTGTTTCGGCACTTCTGAGGTCAACCCAGTCGCCTTTATTGATTTTCTTAATTTTATCAATGTTCTTATCAAAGTATTTAATTTTAATTTTTTCCATTTGTTTTATTCTCCTTGTCTTTTAAAAATTCTTTCATATCTTGAACATAGTTAAACATATAGTTTACTATTGGACATACAACTAGAAATACAATAGTTGCGCCAACTATGACTCCAAGAAAAAATAACAGAAACCCAATAATACTATTCATTTGCTTGTACCTCATTGCCAAAATTAATACATTGGGTTTTATATAAATTTTTTAGTTCTAATAACAAATAATATAATTGTGGGCTTACATTTCTTTTAATATCATATTTGCATTTTTCAAATTCTTTGAGAATCTTTAAGATGTTTTCTTCTGTATTGTTACATGTATTTGAAACACCTTTAACCTCATCTACATAAGCATCAAACCCATTGTCGCAATCTCTTGTCTTAACCATTACCATTCCGCTTTGAACAAATACTGCTTCTACAGTACATTCAACAAGAACTTTATCGCCCTTTTTTAATTTGTATAAATCTTCCATTTCCATATTTGTATTACCTCCTTAATTACAATATAAAACTATTTTGTTCTGAGCAAGAGATTGTTTTACATCAATTACCCTTTGGTTCTTTGAACCTCTGAATCTCAATGATAGATCTTTCTGCTCATCTATATATTCTCCGTCTACAAGAATATCTACATTAGAAATTATCTTTTTTTTCTTTTCCCACGCTTCAATGTCTTTTTTATCTAAAATAACATAATCAGCTTGTAATCCTGCAAAAGAACACATAATGTCATTCCAACAAAAGCCAGTATATAACCAAATGGTTTTCTCAGGGAAGGAAATACGGATTTCCTTGGAATTTTCGTCTTCTAAAACCCTTGCTTTTCCTATGTTTTCTGAATTGGGATTTTGAGAAATTGGATATTTTTCTCGAATTTTCTTGATTAAAGACAAAACATCATCCAAATTTTGTTCTGCAAGTGGTTCACCGCCTAATATGGAAATTCGTCCGATATATGGTCGATCAATCAATTCCATAAATTTATTTTTTGTTTCTTCTGTCCATTCTTTTCCACCGTTAAAATCCCATGTTTCAGAATTAAAACAATTGAAACAATGCCTATCACATCCTTGAACGAAGAGGGAGACTCCAACTCCCTCACCGTTAGAAATATCAAGGTTACGTATACTCGCATACCTCATATTTAATCCTCCATATATTCCATGTCATCCAAATGATAAACACGATCATGAATATCTCCATACCTACCCTGATTACCACCATTTTTTGCAGTACCAATATAACCGCAAACTCTAAATGCTATATCCATTGTTGTATTGTCAGTGTTCCCACAGCTAGGGCATTCCCATTTAAGTCTATTATTTTCGTCTGATACAAGAGGAATATCACCATCAAACCCACATTTTTCACAATAACAACTCTTTGTGTTAATCTCTGCATACATGATATTGTTATAAATAAACTTAATAACTTCTAATATAGCGGGAATATTATGACTCATACTTGGCACTTCGATATATGAAATTGCTCCTCCTGGACTTAATTTTTGGAATTTTGATTCGATCCTTAACTTTTCAAATGCCGTGATATGTTCAAAGACAGGAATATGATATGAATTAGTAATATAATTTCTATCAAAACCATCTAATTTTTCAAAGATATCGCTACCGAAACGAGATTTTAAGCACTTTGCAAATTTGTAAGTTGTGGACTCTAATGGTGTTCCGTACAAACTATAGTCAATGTTTTCAGCTTGTTTCCACTGATTACATTTATCATTTAACGCCTGCATAACCTTTAATCCAAATTCTTCGCCAATCCCTTCATCAGAATGAGAATGACCAGTCATAAATTTTACACACTCGTATAAACCAGCATAACCAAGCGAGATTGTAGAATAACCATCATAAAGAAGTCTGTCGATTTTCTCATGTTTCTTTAATCTAGCATATGCTCCATGCTGCCATAGAATAGGTGCTACATCAGAAGACGTACCGAGTAATCTTTCGTGTCTTGCCCTAAGTGCTTTATGACACAACTCCGTTCTTTCCTCAAAAATTTCCCAAAACTTATCAAAATCTCCGTCAGATGAGAAAGCAATATCTGGAAGAGAAATTGTTACGACACCTTGATTAAATCGTCCATAATATTTATGTTTGTTTGAATCAAAATTCTTTGCGTTTGCAATATTCCCTACTTTATCTGTAAATCTGTCAACGGTCAGAAAACTTCGGCAGCCCATACATGTATAAACGTCACCCTTTAATTCAAGCATCATTTTTTCGGATATGTAATCAGGAACAAGTCTCTTAGATGAACATTCAGCAGCTAATTCTGTAAGATACCAATATTTAGAATCTTCTGTAATATTATCTTCTTCCAATACATAAATAAGCTTTGGAAATGCAGGAGCAATGTAAACACCATCTTCATTTTTTACCCCTTGAATTCTCTGGTGAAGCATTTCTTCAATTAACATTGCTAAGTCAGCTTTCTCACATTCGTTCTTTGCTTCGTTCAGATACATAAAAATTGTGATAAAAGGTGCTTGTCCATTTGTTGTCATAAGTGTGACCAACTGATATTGGATTGTTTGAACGCCTTTTTCTATTTCTTCTTTTAATCGTTTATCTGTTATATTAATAACTTCTGCAAGATCTTCATTATACTCACTAATCAATCCATTATCATATAATTCTTCTGTTACTTTCTTTCTGATTGATTTTCTACTCACATTAACAAATGGAGCAAGATGTGCTAAAGAAATGCTCTGTCCTCCATATTGATTACTAGCAATCTGTGCAATTCCTTGTGTGGCAATATTACATGCCGTAGAAAATGCATGAGGCTTTTCGATTAACACTTCACTAATTACTGTGTTGTTTTGAAGCATATCTTCTAAATTAACTAACCCACAGTTATGCATATGCTGTAAGAAGTAATCAGCATCATGAAAATGAATTAGTCCTTCATTATGAGCTTGAATTATTTCAGGAGATAATAAATATCTTTTTGTCATATCTGTACTAACAGATCCAGCAATATAATCTCTTTTGGTAGGATTTAATACTGGATTTTTATTTGCATTTTCATCCTTCCAATATTCGTCTTTATCTTCTACAAGGTCATGGATCTCTATGTCTGTTGTATTCTCATTTTCTCTCTGAAACTCACGAATACTTCTATATCCCTCATATGCTTTTGCAGTAAGTCTCTGCTTCTTAGTAATCAATTTATCATAAACTATTGATTCAATATCAGAGATGCTTACTTCTTCTTTATCCTTACATTCTTCTTCAATCTCATTTGCAATGTCATCCGCAATCTTTGGCTTTACAATGCCTGAACCATTCTTCATTGCTTTAAGAATTGCAGTTGAGATTTTTGATTTGTCAAAATCAACTTCTGAACAATCTCTTTTAATTACTTTTGTCAATATGTATATTCTCCTTTCCCGTTTTACAATCTTCACAAGATTTCATGTTTAACAACTTTATCCAATCTTCTTTTGTAAGAAATTTGCTTCTATTATCATTACAGATTTTCATGAATAAATCTGATAATGATTCAAGTGAGTAACCCTTTATCTTTTGATAAATTGTCATGTCGTTCCACATTTTTTGAAGCTTTTCATGTGTTGTTTCTTTATCATCATTCATAAGAAATCAACCTTTCTTTTCATTTTTAATAAAATCTGTAAAGCCATTATCCTCGTGACAAGTATATTCGAAATTATAATAACTTTGTCTCACTGGATTTGGTTTTGCGATGGCACGAAAACAATCTCCTTTTACTGGACAATGTAAACTGCTACATAACGTCATATCTGGTATAATTACCTCCAATCTATTCTTCACAAACTAAAACAGTATGCATAACAGAATCATCTAAATTAGCATGAGTTCGTTTCTGCTTAACTGTTCTAATATAATATTCTCTGTCACCAACTTGAACTGTTACGAAATTGTCTTTATCATATAACGCATCAGCAAGACTTCGACAACTCATATATCCTGTGTATATCTCAATCACTTCCTTTCCTAATATCTAACCATATAAAAATCCTTCACATACTGCACAACATCATCAGCATGAAGCATTAGATTCGTTGCCAAACATTCCTTGATCCAAGGGTGAGTCTTGTCAAAAATAGCATTATTTCTTTTGTGTTCTAATATTTCTGGCACGTTTGCATATGTAATAACAGGGATATTTAATCTATTTGCTTCATAAACCTCGATTGCTGTTCCGATACTTTCATTGATACCATTAATGTTCGCAATCACAATATCGCTTTGACGTACCATATTGAGATCAAACTGCATAATTTCCTTATTTGTATGACCTTCTATGTTATCAAAGTCAAAGTAATCAGCAGGATTGATGACTTGAATCATTGAGTTACAACATTCTGCTGCTATTTCAAGTTTCTTCCTTAAAGCTTCTCGCCATGTGTCATATTCAGTTTTTGTAAGACCACCCATACGTCCAGCTAAGTAAATAGTTAATTTATTACTCATCCGCTTTCTCCTTTAAAATTTTTTTATACCAATAGTTAACATTACTGATAACATCCTCAATATCATCAGATTGATTATTGTATACGATTCTATCCGCAAGCATTTCAGCACCATTAAAATCCTTAATATCAGCTTCCATACGTCTTTCAACTTCCTTTGGGTTATCACCACGAATGGATAATCTCTGTTTAATCGTGTTTAAATTACTATATAAGTAGATGACAACCATTGGAATCTCTTTTGCTTGCAAATCTCTCACACCATCAGGCGTAAGAATCGCTACTGTATCATCGTCTGTGTCATAACAATCCGTTAATGCAGTGCCATAATACCAAACACCTTGCTCAGTATTATATTTCTTCCATTCTGCAAAAAATCCATCTTCAATTTTCTGTTCGAAATCTTCTTGGGAAATAAAATGATATGTAATGTCCTGGTTTTCGTTTTTTCGTGGTGGTCGAGATGTAAATGTTACCAGACTTTTATAACCATGTTCTTTTACTAATTTATCTCGCACAAATGTTTTACCATTTGCGCTTTTACCAATCAAACAAAGAATAATCAATCACCTTCTTCCAAGATATTTGTAATTCTACCATCTTCAATTGGTGTTGTTTTGCCATATTTGAATAAATTCATGCAATCTTCTAATGTAATTTCATCTAACTCTAATACCTGTAAATAATTAGTCATTCTTCATATCCTCCTCTGTGGCAAGTTTTGCATATTTCCACGATATCATGCTATCATCTTCCCCACTCCAAGATGTTGTTCCACTTGTCCATGTATAAATCTTGCCATTTTCGTATTTCGCAAAATGTCTTTTCGCCCATGTTTCATTTTCTCCATCTCTGACAAAAATTGGTGTATCTACTGCAACTTTAATCCAGTCAATAGGTGGTTCGACATATTCTTTGTTTAGCCATAATTTAAAAATATTTTGTCTTTTACTCGCGCAATCACAATCTTTATTAAGATAATCATAATCACAATTTTCACAATATGTTTCATTACATAGCTTTGGGACTCCTTTTACTAATGCAAAAATATTTCTTTTTATCGCCATATCAATAAGTTCTTCTTTATATTTCTCTCTATTTGTCATTCTTTTTTACCTCATATCTCTTACAAATTTCAGCAAATTCATTAATCTCATTTTCATCATTAGAATAAATAGTTGTTTCTAACGGCTTGCAATGAGACACATTTAACAAGCCAAACATAGATTTTGCATCGACAACACGTACACCGTACCTTGCATCAACTTCGCTATTTAATTTGTTTATAGCCACTACAAAATCTTTTGCATCATTGATACTTTGTAAATCTAATTTATATGTTCTTTCCATTTTCCTTTTTCACCTCTCTAAAACAAACCCAACTAATAAACATTAGATCACCTTTTCATATACTTTAATTTGCTTTACAGTCGATTCCCATTCTGGACAGCAACTAGATATATCGCCATCTCGTTTAGCATTTCTGTTCAATGCTTGTCTGTCTACAATAAATTCACTTAAACAATTTGTACATATTGTGACGATATTCGCAGAATCGGTGTGTTTATTGCTTTTTACATCTCCCATAATGCAAGGAATTACTTCCTCATTTGCCAATATCAAATCAAAATACTGTCCAATTTCACATCCAAAATGTGAACCAAGAGCCACACAATATCTCCCATTTACCATGCGAATACCATAATCACCTGTATATGCTTTCTGTTGAAGCTTATATTGCTTACTCCCTCTACTGGTAATTGCTGTGTATGGCATCCAAGTCTTATTATTAACACATGGAACGTTGTAGATCCTGTAATTGATTGGTTTATCAGATACATAGTCCTTATGGATATAACCAATTTTATTATCAAGATCGACAGTATACCAAACATCATTCGTAAGTTTATTTTCAATGATAATGACTTTTTCATTAAACGAAACTTGTTTGATAACTTCTGAGTTCTTGCTTGGCTGCTCTCGAATGTTTACATATGTGCCAGTTACATATTTTTTCTTGTACTTAATTTTCTCTTTTGATTGAGATAATAAGTTTAATTGATTGCTGAACCCTGCCGTAAGACAGGGCGTAACCGTTATGCAAGGTTTTTCGTTACAAACCTCTGCTTGTGCCGTTGGAACAGAAGTTGCAAGAACTACAAGAACAACCATTCCAAATGTCATTTTTCGTAATAAAATACATTGCCTCCTTTGTGCTATTAATATGTTACATTTGTATATTCTCTTTTTATTGGATTAATTTAGCGAATCATTTCCAAGAATTGATCTTCTGAGATAATGGGAATGTTCAAAGATTTTGCTTTTTGATTTTTAGATGATGTTGAGTTGATATCATTATTGATAAGATAATTTACTTTAGAAGATATACTTCCTACGACTTTACCACCATGAGCTTCAATATCAGCTTTGAGAGCATCACGATTTTGGTAATGTTTTACATTTCCTGTAATAACAAAAGTCTTATTCTCTAATTCATTTGTGGTTTCTGACATAATGGATTTCTGTGTCTCAAACGTAAACTCATTTGCCAATTGAAGTATGTCTGAGTAATGATTTTTCCAATAAATATTGAGTGAGTTTATTAACGAATCTCCAACACCAGGCAAATATCTAAAGTATTCTGCGCCTTTAATTGTCATTTCATTAATAAACGTGTCGAGATCATAATCAACAGAATCTGCAATCATCATACTTGCTGATTTGCCGAGCAACGGAATTGATAGGCTATAAAGAAAACGCTCAAGACTTGTATTGCGAGATTTCTCAATAGATGCAAGAATCTTTGTTACAGATTTTCTACCAAACCCTTCAGCATTAACCCATCTATAAACACTATCATTATTATCTCTTATTACATATAAATCTTTAACACACGAAATACCAATCTCCTTAATCAGAAAACTAAGTGTTGCCTCAGATAGCCCATCGACATTGAGCGCATTTCTCGACACCGCATGGATGAGTTTACTAAGAAGCTTGCCATAACAATCAGAATTTGTACAGTATAGAACTTCTGAATCATTTTCTTTAATAATTCTTGTAGGCTGACCGCAAATAGGACATTTATCTGGAATATTAAAATTACCACTCTTGTCAATACTGTCATGCACTTTAGGAATGACCATATTAGAACGGTAGACTCTAATTCTATCTCCTATTCCAAGCATCATGTCCTTAATATATGTAATATTGTGAAGCGTTGCTCTTGTGGCAATTGCTCCATTTAAGTCAACTGGCTCGAAGATAGCCACAGGATTAATTAAACCTGTCTTTGAAGTATTCCATTCAATATCTGTAAGCACAGTTTCAAATAATTCATCTTCATATTTATATGCCATTGAATGTCTGAAGAATTTATCCGTTCTTCCCATAGATTCTGCAATTTTATAATCATCAATTGCCATAACAGCTCCATCATAAGGGATATTATGTGAATTTGCTGATTCTCTTATTTGATTTAATAAGATTGCTAACTCTTTTTTTTGATTAATTCTAGGTGATTTCAGTATCGGTATAATCTCAAATCCAATATCTTTAGCCTTGAATAAATCTTCACTAGGAGTTTTATGTTCAAAACCTTTAATAACTCTCCAAGCAACAAATCTCATATTTCTGCTTGCAGCTTCTTTGCTATCCAGTAACTGCAATGAACCAGATACAAGATTTCTCGGATGTTTATACTTCTTATCTTTTGGTAATTTATCATTGATCTCTCTAAAAGTGTCCCATCCGATAATTGTTTCGCCATCAATAATAAGTTCATCCTTATATGGAATTTCCTTTGGTACGTTCTTCATTACTAATACATTCTGAAGGCATTCAATACCTCTCACTCCATTGCCTCTAGTTTCTGCACCGATTAACTCACCATTAATATAATGAAGAGATGTGGTTAAGCCATCAGCCTTCACAGATAAGAAACAATCCTTATCTCCAATAAATTCGATTAACTCATCTACTGATTTTGTTTTATCAAGTGAAAGCATTGGATGATTGTGCTCTACTTCTTTTAATTCGTCTGCAACTGAATAACCAACATTATGTGTCGGACTGTTTGCCAACACAATACCTGTAACATATTCAAGTGTTTCCAACTCATCATACATTTTATCCCATTCATAATCAGGCATAATTGGAACTTGATTATAATAAGCATACGAAGCATTATTCAACTCTTTAATGAGTTGTTTCATCCTTTCTAATTTATCCATTTACTTCCTCCTTTTTCTAATTCATAAGAAATGAACATTTCTTTCGATTTTTTGTCCTCTAAAACCCTTATAAATCAAGGGTTTTCAGACTCGATATCATCAAAAATCACTGGAATTCTTGTTTTAAGCTCTTTTAACAGCTCAATAGTCACTTCTCTCATCTGTGGATGCGCTGTCTTAGGAACTCTAAGCCTAAAGAAGTTTCTCCATTCTCTATAGTTTGCAGTAATAGTAATTTCTGTCTTTGTGCTGTTTGGTAATACAGAACGAGCAATTTGTGGTGTTGCTCCCAACTCTAACATTCTCATATAATGTTTCTCTGCGTCTTCCATAGCAGACACCCACTCAGTATACACTTCTGTTAATTCCTCAGAAGACATATTTCTCATTTTTGTATCAAGATTCATACCAGGAGTAATATCAATGTATGCGCATTCTCCTCCGAATTTATTATTGGAGTAATTACAATAACGAGTTGATTCCTGTGCAAATGATGCAATTCTATGTCTAACTAACTCATGAGATACACCCCTATCAACTGTAAATTTCACAGATAAAGATGAATGTTCAATCATTGCTTCGTGACCATTTCTAATAAGCATACCAACAAATTTCTTTGCAGATTCACCATCTTCTGTAATACGATCTTCTGACTTATAACATACTCGTCCAATTTTTTCGATATGCTGTAACTCCTTAATTCCACCTTCTGAGATAGGTGTCAAAATTTCAAATCCTGCTCTAATTTTTTTCATGTTTTTAATCTCCTTTATTTATATATTTTGACTTCTAATGAAAGTCCAATTTTTACTGTTATTTATCTTCTAAACTATCAAAGAATTTTTCCAACTTACTCAAAACGACTAAACAATCACCATTATCAGAAAATTCTTCCTCATAATCTATAATACTATTATCAATACACCATCTTTTGATTTGTTCGATTGTCTGAGTTTTCAACTTTTTATCATACTCATATGTATCAACTTCTTTATAATATGGACAATCTGTTCTTTCTCAATTGCAAGGAACTGAATTTGTACCTTCCTGACAAAACATGCTACATTCAGCACAATCTGAACCAAATTCCTCGTCCGTTATAATTACTTTATCGTCATCTCTATACCAACTTATATTAATCACCTCTTTCGTTATATTATTCTCTTTTTATTTGTGAAATGATGAGCGACTTGCTCTAAGAAATGTAATAAAAATTATATAGAAATCGTAGCAATGAAATAATGGTTTCTTGTTACTTATTTTTAGCACCCATATAGTTTTCTTTTGTAACTTCATAATGTTTAGTGTCATAATATTTGTTGTCTATTAGCTTTACATCGTCCTTGAAAATTCCAACAATTCTACCGTTATATTTTTTAATCATTTTATCATATGACTTCTCAATTGGATTTCCAACAACAACACAGAAATTCAACTTTCTAAAATCGTATTTTTCAAATATATCTTGTAGTGCTTGTCCAAGATCCATTCCAAATGTTACCTTGTCATCTGTAAAATTCATTATGCTTAAACCATATGCATAATTACATCTTCTATTCACTGAATAACTAATATATCCAATAATTTGTTCATTTTTAATAGAAACAAATTGATGTCTTTCCCATGTACTATCATCAATCGTCATGGCATCATAATATGTATCATTGTTCCAGAACTTGTACTTATCATTGAACCAGATATTATATTGAAGTTTTTCCAATTGCTCTTTGTACTTGATTGCAACATCTAACATTTTATCACCTCTTTCAAATTCTATGTGTTTCACACTTTTAAATAATAATCAAAACTCCTTTATTTAATTAAATATTTGTTGTATACTATATAAAAAGGAGGCAAAATCATGACAATAAACTGGGAGTCTAGCATTTTATGGGGAATGATAGGATTAATAGCTACAATTTTTTTCGGCTACATATTTTATATAAAAAGTATAAAAAATAAATCTTTGTCAATATTTACAACATCTGATACATTGGTTTCAGAATCTTTAACAAAATATAAAGGATTAAAAATTTTTTATAATAAAAAACCTATAAAAGAATTGGTCAGCACAACTATAACTATAAAAAATATTGGTAATTTGACAATAGAAGTTTCTGACATTTCATCCTCTTCTCCTATTACATTTTGTGCTTCCAAAGAATTTTTATTAAATGATGTTAAAGACTATATATTATATAGTTCAAATAAAAATTCTTCATTTTCATTGCTCAAAATAAATAAATCAAAAATCCAACTTGTGTTCGACTATTTAAAACCAGAAGAAGAAATTTCTCTTACATTATTACACAGTGGAATATTAAAAATTAGTGGCGATTTAAAAAATGGGATTATTTATCAAAGTGCAATAGAAGAGAAAAAACGAAGAAAAAGAATTAACAGAATGAAAATTGTTATTATATTATTCTTAACCTTTGGTTGTTTTTTTAATATTGTAAGTGTTATTATACTATTTATAATCAAATAATTTTATTATGTTTAGTATCTATATTACTGAAATATCGGCTATTGTACTAGTTATTATTCAATCGCTGTACGTTGTATTTAGAAAGATTTGAATTATATTTTTCATTTCTTACTATTTGTTATCAACGAGATAATTCACTTTTTTATTATGTGCTTCAGCATATTCAATTTCAGATTTTGTTGAGCTTCCAATATATCCATTGACATTGATTACGAAAATTTCATCTGCCATATCAATTTTTCTCTTGTGCATATCATCTAACATAATCTTTTGCTCATCTGTAAATACATCACCTGAATGACCAAAACACCCAACTGAAATAACAATGTAACCATTTAAGGTAAGTTCTTTTTGAACTTTCATAAACTCATCTTTAAATTTTGTACTACCACATAATGTAATCACTTTATAATCTTTTAATCCTTCACGGCATACACCTTCTACTGAATTTCCACACATAAATTCATTGCATTCTTTTCCTGGTCTTGGACAACTCATATAATAATCCTCCTCTTATTACTTCAATAACATGTAAATCGCCCACGGATAATAGATATAATCTAATACCACATTAAACAACAACTGGAATCTGTGAAACTTAAAATCCTCAATATTGTAACTAAAAGCTGTTTTTACTTCTGACAAGCTTACACCCAATGACCATAAACAAGTAAATACCTGTAGGGCAGACATTACAATAAATTCAGTTGTTCCAATTTTGTTTCCTAATACTATATAAAAGATGATTAAGAATAGTTCCATGAAAAATACAATCAATATTGCACCACCTTGCATTGCATCGCTTAATGGTTTTCCATTATTATTCTCTTTACTTTTTGCGAGCTGTTTAACCATTCTCTTTCGCCATAGTGTTTTACTTAATGCACTTGGCGTACCTTTAATTCTAAAAAACATCAAAATAAATAAAATTGTTAAAGCTAAAATCTTCATGCTATATTATTCTCCTTACTTGTATCCTAAAACGCTTCTTCGCATTTTATCAATTTTGTCAATTTTTCTTCCTTGACGATTAATAAATTTAGCAAGTTTCTTTGCTTCTGAATTGCATTTAATATCTTCTTTAGAAAATTCCATTCTAAAAGCGTCTACACAATCTCTCTGATACATAATTAAATCTACCATTTTATTCTCCCACTCTTCCATGTTTTCTTTCTTGCCTTGTTGTCAATAATGGCGATAATCACCAATACAATAACTGTAAGCAAAATATCAATCCATAATGGACACAATACCCATAACCACGACCAATTAATAACGCCTACTAATTTGAGTACAACAAATACGATTGTTAATACTCCGCAAATTCCAATACCTGAACTACTACTATTTCTGTTTGAACTCATTTTTTACCTCCTTAAATTTCACAAAAACTGTCAATTACTCTGCAATTTCATATTTCAATTTTGATATGTCGTATCCCATTTTTTCTAATTCATCAATCCATTTCTGTTTTATTGGGCATGTAGCAGTAAAGTTTTTAAACTGTGTTATACAATGATAAACAAGATCTCCAATTTGTTGTTTACCGTATCGAAATTCTTTTAACCCCTTTTCATACTCTGAATTTGTAACATATTCTGTTCTATATGGAGACTGTGGTTTATCCTCTTCTCCAAGAACAACACCAACCACAATGTCTTCGCCATTTACATTTATGTATACATCACTAATTTTATATTTCATGTATTTTACCTCCTTATGAAATCCGTCTTTCCTTGGTTTTTTGAGTCTCTGAAACGCCCTATTTATGGGCATTCCAGAAATCCAAATTACTCTTCTGCTGTATTATTCTCTGTTTCTAACATCATCCAAGTATTTCTGTTATTATGACTTGTCCTAATACACTGTAAAAATGCTTCTGGTTCAGCTAATAACAAACATCTCTTCTTTGCTCTAGTCAACAATGTGTAAAGCATACAGTTATCAAGAAGCTGATGATGTGTATTATCAATAATACCAATAACAGTCTTTCGACCAGCACCTTGTAATTTATGTACTGTCATTGCGTAAGCAAGATCCAATGCAGCTAATTCCTTCTTTGTGTATTCAATAATCTTGTCCTTGCCAAAAATATCAGTATAAGTAACTTCACAATACTCTTCTTTTTTCTTACCTTCATATCTTTCACTTATTTTAGTGACATAACCTATTTCACCATTGAATACATTCTTGTCATAGTCATTAACTGTTTGCATTACTTTCGCACCAAGCTTAAATGTCGTATCAAATCCATCAATGCTCTGTAATACGTCTCCAAGCAACTCATTCTGAATAACCTTGTTAATCTCAGTTGTACTATTTAAGCAATCCTTTCTACGAGGAACTGCAATTACAACATTGTCTATTCCATCTGACTCTACAGATTTTATAAATGTCTTTACAGCTATATTGAAAAGAGACTGTCGATTTGTACGGAACATATAATACATATCCTGTAACTCACCATGAATAATTCTTGGTTGTAACTTTTCTGATATAGGATTGATATTCTCTCTAATCTTATTAGCGTCAACAAGTATTCCTGACTTCTCAGCCTGTCTCATTGGTTTTACTAATTTACTTACTACTGAATCATCAAACATTTCTATTAAATCTGAAAATACATTTCCAAATCCGATAGGTGGCAACTGTTTATGATCGCCTGAAATAATGATTCTTGTATTGTCTCCAATTGCTTCAAGCCAATGTAAGAATAAACTGGCATTAACCATACTTCCTTCATCAAGAAACGCAACATCTGTAATCATGTGATTATCTTTGTTATATGTAAACTCATTTAATCCTTGACAACCAAGTGTTCTATGAATGGTCATAGCTGGAAATTCTGTTGCTTCTGTAATTCTTTGAGCTGCCATTGCTGATAAAGCTGAAGCTGTCATCATATAATTATTCTCCATATAAGCTTTAACAATTGCTCTCATAATTGAGGTCTTACCAGTACCAGCTTTTCCTGTTATTAAGCTCACTGTTCTGTGCAAACTCTTGTGAATTGTATCTAGCTGTTCTACTACATAATCAAAGCCCTGTTCTTCTTCAGCATGTTTTATAGCCAGTTCAATAGCTTCGTCAGAGATATTAATTGTGGTGTTGAGTTTTGATTTATTTAAAATTAAATGATAAATCTGCATCTCAATATCGTAATAATACTTCAGACCAATTCGACCATTATCAATATGAAGAAACTCATTATTTTCTAATAGCCAATCAACCTTATTACAACATTCATATACGTTATTACTGATCGCTGATCTTAGAATCTTTTCAGAACACCATGTATGTCCCTTACTTTCTCCTAAGTCTTTAAAATAATACTGAACAAAAGCTACAAGTCTCTGAGTTGAATCAATCAATTCTGGCTTTAATTTTAATGCAAGGTCATCACATTTCTTAAAACCAATCCCATCAATTTTCGTCATCAAGTATGGATTTTTCTCTAACTCTTGCTTTAATAAAACTGGATTAGGTTCTTCTGATAATAGTTTTTTAATCATTGCATATGTCACACCGATTGGCTTTAGCATTGAAATAATGTCAGAAATAAGATAGTTATTGATTATCTTCTCCTTGATTTTGTTCCATGTAATCTCTCTTACACCTTTTACAAGACTGTAATCAATTGTTTTTAATGTGCCATTGGCAACATCATTAACCACATTTGGATAAGCGTTTATTAAATTATCAGCCATCCATTCAGGGATCATTGACTTTAAAAATAATAATTGTGTCTCTCTACTCTGTGGAATAATTGCATATATGGCAATCGGCACATACTGATCGCCATATTTTTTATCCTTTTTATACTTTGCTTTAACTACATATTCTCCACCAACAACTAAGTGCTGCATCTTACCTGCAAGTTTACTCATTTTTTTATTCTCTTCATTAGAAGTCTTATTATCACCAAATGGATCAAATGCTTTTGTTGGTTTTGTAAAGAATGGAATATCATCGGTTGTTGAAAATCCAAAGACACCCCATGTCGAGTCATCTGAATAGTATTGCTCATATGTAATTATTGCAGTGAATTTATAAATCTCATCTTCATCCAATTTAGACTGATACTCCTTTCTTTCTTACATACTCAAGCCATTTACTGTAAGGCTTTAATTTTTCTACAATAACTTTTTCTTCACTATCTTTTTTACAAAGGATTGCTACTTGTTGTCCTTTCTTTACAAGGTCTTCATACTCTTTTAATTGACTGTGCCATACAATTCCTTCAACAAGTCCAAAACTTGAATAGATATTTATATAAGCAAACTGCTTACCATTTTTATCTTTTTTCTTCTGAACCTTTGCAATAATTCCAACTAATGTACACTTCTCACCATCAGGAACATCTTCAAATGGTGTTAAAAATGTATAAGCTGCATCAAAAGGATTGTCGTTGATGAATACTTGTAATGTTTGGAACTCCCAAAATTGTTCATCTTCAAGATATTTTTTATTATCCTCAATGTACTTTTGAAATCTAACTTTTTGATTTTCGTCAAATTGTTTTTTCTTCAATCGGTTATACTCTGTAAGTAATGCCTCTTTGTCATAAACAATTCTTTTCCCAGAAGAAGGAACAATATATTTTTTAAGGTCAATATTCCAATCTTCTTCGAGTTTCTTATAGGTAGGCAATGACTGAACTTCTGTGAATATTAATGGTTGATACTGTGATTTAAGATATGACACAAGTTTTTCACGCTTGTTTTTACAAGGAATTGCACCAGATTTAATTAATGCAATAACAGATGCCTTACCTAAAGAAAGTCTCGTAATCAAATCATCAAATGACTTGTATATACCATTATTCTCTCTTTCTTCAATTATCTGTTTAGAAAGTGATTCTCCAATTCCACCAATAGCAGACAATCCAAAAAGAACCTTATTTTTATCGACTGTGAAATTCATTCCAGAATGATTGATATTCGGGGGCATAATATCTACGTTAAAATATCTTGCATCAAGAATATATTTATTAATTGCGCCTGCCTTATCTTTATTCTGATTGAACAATGCTTTGAAAAAGTAAGTTGGGTAATGAGCTTTAAACCAAGCTGTCTCGAAACAAAGGACTGCGTAACTAAATGAATGACTTTTATTGAAGAGGTATCCACCCTTAGAAGCTAATTCGTCTGCAATTTTATCAGCAATTTCTTTAGAATATCCATTTGCTACAATTTCACCACGAAGAATTTCTGACTCTTTCTGTACTAACTCAACTATCTTTTTTCCGATTGCTTTACGGAATAAGTCAGCACCACCGTAGATCGGAA